CACTAAAATTCAGACCTTGAATCGTATACTCGATGTGGGGCGTTTCCTGTGTAACATCTACCATTGGTATCACTCCTCAGTTGTGATGGTTGGAATTGATAAACCTAACCATTACAAATGGTTGTGTCAACATCATACGTATGTGTCATTGGCCGATTTCATCAACTTCTATTACAACCGATGCGTCATCGGGGATATTCTTGAGATCATTGATGATGGCGCGCTTGCGATCAGCCAACCAATCCCGAAGGGCGGCTTTCAAATCAGCCGCATCATTGTTGGTGCTCTCGTAAAAAATGCCTCTGAGATCCTCTGCTTCCATTTCCTCGTCCCAATCAATATGCGCAGTAAACCTATATTTGGGCATCTTTTCGCTCCACTATCAGGTTGTGGCCTGAGACTTTGAATCGCAGGGGATCGAATTGGGCTTGGCCAGCTGCGCCAAGAAACCGACGCATCTTGTAACACGCATGCCGCCAAGTGATCGCGTCCTGGGGCCGATCAAACGACACAGTTTGGGTCCCGTTCTTGAGGGCCGCACACATCAACAAATAAATCGAGCGCTCGGACGTGATCTTCATAGTGGTTTGAGTTCGTGGCTCAACATTACATCGATTGTGTGTGAAAGTGATTCGGTTGCATTGATTGTGATATTGGCGATCTCGGTGAAGTCGGAGATTTTGTCCCGGACTTGGTTGGCCCGTTCGGCCACGACAGATTCAAGCTTGTCCAACATCTGTCGGCTGGCTTTGATCTTTTCCAATATATTAGATTCGATCAAATCAACATTCCCAACCTGTCGGTTGGCCAACGCTGAGGTTGTGCTTGGGCCTTTGATTGATTCGATCGCACGACGAACCTCATCTGTAAGGCCGGCCAACTTCTCCTCGCGCACTTCATCATCATTCATGTTGATTCCTCGTCGGGGATGTTTGTCTCGATTGCGTGCTCGGGTTTGATCTGGTTCATCTGCCATCGCCTAAAAACCTCCTCCAATAAAAGCAAATCCTCTTTTCTAAACCACATATTGGCGGCGATGCGAACGCGCACCATTAATTCGAGATCGGTCATTTTCATTTGGAGGCCCCAACATATGGAAAGCACCAGCCGAATCGATTGCATAGTTCACAATGGAACCATGTTGGATGCGTTGGTTCCTCGAAGTGCATGGTTTGGGCATCGGGAGTCTCGATTGCCAGTGTGACTGTTGGGGGCCGCTCGTGCGAGCGATGCATGGTCACAAAGTTACAAATCCTGCGCTTTGCCGATGAATAGAGTTGGTCGCCGGGCGAGAGTTCGGCCAGACAACTGAGACAAATGTATTTGCTATCCTTCATTTGATCCGCCTACGTTGCCACAGGAACAGTCCAATGAATGCCAGAGCAGGCCAGCCAGTGCCAAGGATTGGCCCAGGTACACTTGCAAGGGCATTGAAACTATGCGGAGCCTCCATAAAAATGCCACTAGTGACTTGAGTCGAATAAAGGGCATTATTAATGATTTCGAACTCGCCCAATACGCCAGGAGTCATGGCGAATCCAACACTCGTTGAGATGAATGAACCGCCATCCAAATAACTGGTTTGCTGTAGATTGGGCCCGTTCAAATAAAATTCCCCGTACCAACCATTGCCACCAAAGTCATAAGTGTGGCCATTGATTGTGATCGATACATCCTGGATTGGGCTCGAGCTATAATACCGAATGCATTCGCAATCACCGATGGTGGTCCAGGTCACCGAGTATGATTGGCCCGCGAGTGAGCCGCCACCAAAGTAATTGCCACCATCGATGCCCCACACAGCTCCGCTGGGTGTTGTATTGCCTGTAACCGATGCAATAACCCCTGAGACTGTCCAGATCATTTCTTGATCTCCCGGTCTTGGGGCTGCAATGATCTCAAACGCAATTCAAAAGTCTTGCTTTTCATTTCAATCAAAAGATTCGCGATGGTGTCCCAACGAATATCATCGCGCAATAGGACCAATTGCCGGGCCGATGATGCGGCCATATCAAGGGAATCATTGAGTTGGCGAAACACGGTTGATTCATCGAGCATTGGTTCTACTCTGGTTTGATGAATGATATTGCGGGCTGGCCAGACAACAGGAATGTTAGAGTTCCTGGCCACTCACTCACACCATCTCCGTCACCGTTCAAATATTGCTGATCCATGATTGGGGCTATAGTTGCTGCATCATCTCTTGGAATGAACCCTAAATGGAGGGGCTCTTCGAATGGAATATCAGAGGCTAGTAGGAGGCCCGATACTGTGTCGCCATGGTTTTCGTCCAAGGGCAACATGACTTGAACCGCGTTCGAATCGTATGGGTTGTCTGGCTGGCGCTTCAATAGGAGTTTTGTGCCAGATGAGAGATTTTCCAAAACTGCCTGTGCGGGGGGTCTGAAACGCGCGCCGACTATTGCTAATGTTGTCATGTTCGCATCCTCCATTTACTAATGAGAAATGCCCCGTGCGATCCTGGCCATTAGGCATCGATCTAGTTGCGCCTGTGGCCATTGCTCGCACGGGGTCCAAGCATCATGCGTCAGGACCCGATTGATGCTTTGGTTTGGATTTCCTGGCCCAGCCATTCAATGGCCTTGGCCCTTGATTCGAAATGCATTGACCCGCCCGTTCGCTTGCGCGAGTAAAGCCACCATCGAGCGCCATCAAATACCAATCGGATATCACAATTGGCCAGCTTATAGAATGATGGGGACTCGATATCCCATTGAAGATCATTGATTGTTCTAGTCACAGAAGTTCTCCATTTTCTGCGCGATCATCGAGATCGCCTGACACGAGTGCGAACTGCGTTCGCCAGGTTTTGGATAGGGTCCAAGATTGGGGTAATATTACCCCAATGTCCAATCACATTTGTGTGATCAGCCGTTGGGGGGCTTGATTTTTTCAAACAGATTCGAGCCTGGGGCTGGCCCATAACTGGCCCCGATTTGTTCCAGGCACTCTCGCATGATTTGGTCTGTGGCCGTGCCAGCTGGCCGAGTTCGGTTCACATTCCTCCGATAGGTGAGGGTTTGCCGGACCCGCTCGGACTCATAATTGGGAAGCCTTGGCAATAGTGCTGGCGCTTGGGTTTGCACAATTGCCACCAGCTCGCCCATCTCAATCATGAGCCTCTGAATGCGCTCTGTTGGATTATTCTCGACTGCCCTTGGCATTTTCATTCCCTTTCATGAGTTTTTCCAAATTCTGTTGCACATACAATTCTAATGGCATTGCCCGTTCCATATCCGGACACAAGAGGCATTGAATTGCCCATGCTTCGTGAAGCCTCTGGATTGCCTTTTCCCTATCCATATGATCAGCCCATACGCTCGACGAATCTTGTTGGCAATTGACACAGAAGCACACACTTTGAAATGTGTGCTTCGACCTATCAATATAGCCTCAATCCTCTTCGTCCGACTCTTCGTCTGGCCAAACAAAGCCATCTTCCCGGTCCGACCATTCCATACCCTCTGGAACGAGCCAGCAATCGCCGTCTTGATAGATGAAATAACGCGTTCCATTCTCATCAATCACTGCGGCTGTATTGCAAACAGTTTCCCATGCATCCCAATACCATTCATGATCGGGGCCAGTTTCGAGTATTTCCCAATCGATGGGATCGATATCGGGAACGGCCTTTGCCCGATCTGCGAATGAGTTGGCAAAATCGCGTGGAATGTATTGCCCGCGTGCGTCTGAGAGCCAGAGCATCATCTCGGGGCGCTTAGTTTTGGTTTGCATGTTAGTCTCCATTTGGTTTGGCCGTGCATTATGTTGGTACACTAATAAAATGGGGCTGTCAATCCTCCTGTGGTGCATCTGGTTTGTTTTTTGAAAATAAATCTTTCGGCGCTACATAATTGTTCCCCGCAACGATATGCTCAGGCATTATAACCGGATTCGTATGAACTGGATTCGGCCCTTTGCCCGCGCGAATGCTATCAATGTTATTCTGCCTCGCGAGATTCTGTTCCGCGATCATTTTGTTATCCTCTTCGAGCTGTTTTGCCAGCTCTTCATCAATATGATATGGCATATTATATTTCGAATCAGGACTATCAACCATTACTGGATTGTCGCGCTTACGTGGGATTGGTTGACGGTGCCGTTCACGAACCCTAGGTTCGCCCTGTTCATCAAACATTGCATCTCTAAATCGCATATGCCGCATACGCTCGCGCGCTGCGATGACATTGGGGCGCGTGCGAAGATATGTGTTGCCCTGGCGTTGCATCTCTAGATGAAACTCCAAGAGATTCGGTCTAGGCATTACTCCTGTAAATGAGATATTCGATTCAACGGCGCGTTTGTATAGGCTATTGTATGCAGCCGAGAGTTCATCCATTTCTTCAAGCAATCGCAGGATTCGATCCGTTGGATTATTGTTAGGATTGCGCGCGCCCATGGCATTGCCTCCTGGGGTTGTGGTGCATTGAGCAAATGTGCTTAGCATCCAGCTGCAAAGCATGACACATGTTGCCCTGTAATGCAACACCTAATACAACGTCCACCTGTTGGTTGAATCCTCTTTACGCGTTCACTAACTCCAGGTTGCAGCCTCCACTATTTCTACTGAAAAAAAAAAAAAAAAAAAAAAAACTCTTAAGAGAGGCGGATTTTACTGAAGAGGATTCAACATACTCGAAAACGTTTTTACATACAAACGAAAATGACCCAACACTTTTGCATGTGCTGGGTCAAATTGTTCGACCAAAAGCTGATTATTCCTCCAAATCCAACCTATCCGCGAATTTGGAGCAAACCAAACCAATCGATAGCCACAAAATCACGCCCGACATTGCGGCAACTTCAAATCCAAAAAGCCAGCTCATTTGATTTCTCCATTGTTTTAACATATGCAACATACACCTGCCCCCTACATATGTCCAATCACATTTCCGTGATTATTATTTCATACGGATAATGATCGCAGACCTCACACCCATGCGGCGCCGCGCACCAGGATACCATCGCATGAACGCGAACCATCCATTTGACAATGGTCGACCTGGGGGTAGGCCCCCCAATGGGGTGGCCGTCGATGGCGCCCACACCCAACCTCAATTTTGTGTAACCAAACATCATACGTATGGGCGTTTCATTAGTATCGTGGGCAATGTGTGATACTAGATGTTGACTTTCTCGAATTGCCTTTGTAGCTTCGCGGTTGCGAAGCCAGAGAATGTGTACGGGGCCAAGTGAAGGAGCCAGTTCGCCATGAGGCCAGCGCGCGGAATCGGCGCAAGGCACTGCACAATGCGGAATGTTTGCTTGAAGAGGTATTGTTTCTACAGAGCGAGGCAACTAAGCATCTGACTAATCTGAAGTATTTGGTTCATCGCGCCAATACATTGGTTAATAGGCTCAAGGGCGAAGTGATACAGGACAAATGACCGAATCAGAGATCCTACGCCAGGGCCTACAGGAGATTGCCAGCGCGCGTTTTGTCGGCGATCAGACGCCCGAGCAGTCCATTGCCTTTCTGCAGAGACGCGCCCAAGAAGCTCTGGATGCGGCCGAATTCGCAAAGACAATCAAATGATTGGGGAATGGCTCAGTAGGCGAACATACAAAGAACGGCTCCTCGCCGAACTGCGCAGAGCAAATGACATCGCACAAGCCGCGCAAGATCGAACTGATAATCTGGGGAATTGCAGTTATTCCACTGTTTATGTTGATGATGATCGCGTTCGGCTACGGGCTCGAACAACTCATGATGCAAGCCATCGAGACTCACCACTAAGAAGGCCTGGGGCCCCAAAATGGATATAGGCATAGACTTCAAGCCACCCCCAGCACGGGGCCGCAAGAAAATGGTATTGAACGCGACCAAGACCAGGGATCTCACTGAGGCCGATGTAGGAGCACTGTGGGATGTCCCAGAAGGCGGTCTCGAATCCGAATCAAACCCAGTTCTCAAGATCCGGAATACTCATCATGCGCTTGCACGGCTTCTCGCTGAGGGACGTAAGCAGGTTGAGGTTTCGGCGATCACGGGTTATTCGCCGTCCTACATCTCTACGATCCAACACGATCCTGCCTTTAAGAACCTTGTCTCCTATTATCAGGGCCAGGTAGAAGAACAGTTCACATCGGTTCATGAGCGGCTGGCCGCGCTCAGTATGTTGTCGGCGGAGGAACTCCAGGCACGGCTCACCGAGAATCCCGAAGAGTTCACAATCAGGGAACTCAATGATCTATTGACACTGGCAGCTGACAGGACCGGGTTCGGTCCACAGTCCCGAAATGTCAATGTCAATGTCAACGTTGACTTTGCATCCCGGCTCGAATCTGCGCGGCGGCGAGCCGGTATCGGAGTAGCGGACTCCTCCCCCTCTGCTTCGAATGGGCCGCAGCCCGACACTCGTCCCATGCTCGAACTGCGGCCCAACAACTCGCCCGAGACACTCATGAAAGAACTCTCAACCCAAAACCTATTCGAAAAGGAATGACTTTAGTGTTCAGAGCAGGCGGTCCATTGGACAGTTCAATGTGAGTGATGAACAGGCCTCATTGATAGAGGACCTCGCACGGCTCAGTGCGGACCCCTACAAATTTGTGCTCTGGGCATTCCCCTGGGGCGAACCCACAACTGAGCTTGAAACCAAACTGGGACCCGAACCATGGCAAGAATCATTACTCAAAAAGATCCGGGACGGGCTTCTGAGCCCAACCCAGGCTATCCAAATTGCCGTAGCTTCCGGTCACGGGATTGGCAAATCTGCATTTGTCGCCTGGATTCTCCTCTGGGGAATCTCAACCTACGAGGACGCGCGTGGGGTTGTAACCGCAAACACCGAAAATCAGCTCAAAACTAAAACATGGGTTGAGTTGAATAAATGGCACAGACTTTTCATTGCCAAATCCCTATTCGAAGTCACTGCGACCAAACTCTGTTCCCGAGATCCCGCCCATGCTGATACCTGGCGAATTGACATTGTCCCCTGGTCCGAACGCAACACTGAAGCTTTCGCTGGAATGCACAATAAAGGAAAGAGAATTATTGTCGTATTTGACGAAGGCTCAGCGATTCCAGACATCATCTTCGAAACAACTGAAGGTGCGCTTACTGATTCGGATACTCAGATTATTTGGCTCATCTGTGGAAATCCAACTCGAAATACCGGACGATTCAAGGAATGTTTTCCTGGGGGGAAGTTCGCCCACCGCTGGCAATCCATCCAGGTAGATTCCAGAGATGTCTCAATCACCAACAAGGGCCAAATCGACAGATGGATCAAAGACTATGGAGAAGATTCCGATTTTGTCCGAATTCGCGTTCGAGGCGTATTCCCTCGCGCAGGTTCGCTCCAATTCATCCCCTCCAACATCGTCGACGAAGCTGCACAACGGGAACTATATGTACACCTTCATGACCCCTTCATCATTGGGGTTGATGTCGCTCGGTTTGGTGACGACGCATCTGTTATCTACTTCCGAAAAGGTCGAGATGGCCGATCGATTTCTCCTATCGTGTTGCGGGGCGTCGATACAATGACATTGGCGGGCAAAGTCAGTCAGGCGTATTTGCAATACAGAGCCGATGCGGTCTTTGTGGACGGCGGTGGTGTTGGTGGCGGCGTTGTAGACAGATTGAGACAACTGCAGTGCCCGGTCTGGGATATTCAGTTTGGCGGCAAATCAGACCAACTCCGAACCGAAGGCGATGGCACCATCTATGCCAACAAGCGGGCCGAAATGTGGGGCGCAGGCAAAGAATGGCTCAAGGCAGGAGGCTGCATTCCCAACGACCAGCAATTCAAACAAGAATTGATCGGGCCCGAGTACGGCTTCAATGGCCGGAACGAGATTCAGTTAGAACGTAAAGAGGATATGAAGAAAAGGGGTTTATCGAGCCCAGATATTGCTGATGCATTTATGTTGACATTCGCCTACCCTGTAATTCCCCATTCTCTGGCTGGCCGCGAAGGCATCCAAGAGCCCCGCTTCGAATCCGAATACAATCCATTCGACAAAGCACTGGAGACAGTGTAATGCCAAGTACATCTGCCAAACAGGCACACTTTATGGCGGCCGTGGCTCACAACGCAGCATTTGCCAAGAAAGCTGGGGTCCCACAATCAGTTGGCAAGGAATTTAATAATGCCGATCAACGCAAGAAGAAAAAGAAATCAACCAAGGATGTCTTTTATCCCAAATCAAAAATGAATGACTGACATGAGCATCTTTAATCAACCAGCCACCCAATCATCATTTGGCGGGGCCCCAACTCCTCCGGGCGTCCCATCAACTCCAAGTCCACCATCATTCGGCACATCTCTCATTAACAAGGCATCGGCTCCGCAATCATACGGGTTTGCCCAATCAATTCTGACATCTGCCCAGGGCGATCTCAAACCACTATCCACAGCCAAGAAAAGCCTGCTGGGCCAATGAGTTCACAATTCCCATTGCGCGAGCAACTCGAAGGCAGACTTGCTGGTCTGCGCACGGAGCGATACTCATGGTGGACACATTGGGCAGAGCTGGCACGATTCATACTCCCACGCCGATACCGATGGCTGATCACCCCCAACCAAATGAACCGCGGTGCCATGATCAATGGCGCTATCATCGATTCCACGGGGACTATTGCTGCCAGAGTCCTAGCCTCTGGAATGATGTCCGGCATTACATCGCCAACCCGTCCGTGGTTCAATCTCACACTCGAAGGGTATGACAAAGACGAAGTAAACTCGGTTAATATCTGGTTGACTGAGTGTAGACGTCGAATGATGCGGGTTTTTCAGGAATCCAATTTTTATAATTGCATTGCCGTTTGCTACGCCGATCTGGCCGTCTTTGGAACGGCCCCAATGTTAATCTATGAGGACTTTGAAAATGTGATTTGGTGCTGCAACCCGTGCGCGGGCGAATACTATTGTGGCAACGATCAATATGGCATGGCGCACATCTTTTATCGTGAGATCACCCGAACGGTGTCTCAGATGATAGAAGAATGGCCAGGTAAGGTATCACAGAGCGTTGAGAACCTGGCCAGAATGGGTGGAACGGGTTTGGTCAAGGAAATCATCGTTTGTCATGCCATCCAGGCCAACGATGGCCAGGGCGGTATCAACAAACGCTTCCCATGGGCAGAGTTCTACTGGGAACGGGGCTCACCAACCGAGCAGGAGTTCCTCTCAAAGCGAGGCTTCCATGAATGGCCCGGTATTGTACCGCGCTGGGATATATCGGGAAATGATGCGTACGGGCGGGGTCCAGGCATGGACGCACTCGGGGATATCAAACAATTACAACAGGAGACCCGCCGCAAGGCCCAAGCCATTGATAAGCTGGCGAATCCTCCAATGGTTGCCGATGTGGAGCTTAAAAATGCTCCAGCATCAACTCTCCCCGGTGGCGTTACTTATATTTCTCGCAAAGATGGAGCGGGTTTCAAGCCAGCATATGAAAACTTCAGACCGCCGATCCAGGAGTTGATGGCTGACATTGCAGAGGTCCAGAAGCGCATCAAGGGGATATTTTTCAACGACTTATTCCTGATGTTTCAAGAATTGCAGGCAGAACCTCGATCGGCGGCTGCGGTTGATGCCCGGCGCGAAGAAAAGCTGGTAATGCTGGGCCCGGTCCTGGAACGCTTCCAGACAGAGGCCCTAGACCCCGCCATTGACCGCCTGTTCGGCATTATGATGAGAGGTGGTCTACTGCCGCCAGCCCCACCCGAAATCCATGGCAAGCCAATCCAGGTCGAATACTCATCCATGCTGGCAGCGGCCCAATCAGCAGCCAGCACAGCCGCAATCGAGCGGGTTTTCCAATTGGTAGGTAATCTGGCAGCAATCCATCCAGAAGCCCTAGATGTCCCCAACTGGGACGCAAGTATTCAAGAGTATAGTTCGCTTCTTGGAAATGATCCCAAGCTAATGAACACCCCAGAGGTCATTGCCGCAATGCGCGCTGCCAAAGCCCAGGCGCAGAAGTTGCAATACTTAACCGATGTTGGCCAGGGCGCGGCCAAAGCAGGCAAAACACTGAGTGAAACTGATCTTGGCGGTGGCCAAAACGCCCTCCAGGCTATGATCGGCGGAGCCCAACAATGACCGATGTAATCCCCATCAAAAAAGAATGGCCCTTCATCTGTTTGGGTGTCCCCTGCGGAATGCTCTGCCACAGCGAATTCATGCAATCAATCTGGGCCATTGGCAGGCAATATCCCGGCAAACAGGGCCTTATCAAAGGCCATTCCTCCATCATTGTGAACGCTAGGAATCAGATTGTTGAAGCCGCGCAGATGTTAAAACCAGACTACATTCTCTTCCTCGACTCTGATATGACCTTCCCCCAAGACACACCCAAACGGCTGCTGGCCCATGGGAAAGACATTGTGTGTGCTACTTACGTGCGCCGTGGGCCTCCCTTTGATTTATTGGGCAATAGCTCAACTCCTGATATTCGAACTGGTTTGGTTGAAATGACTCACATTCCAACGGGGTGTTTATTAGTAAAGACCTCTGTATTTGATTGTCTCAAGCGTCCCTATTTCAGACTTGAGGCCAACGAAGAGCGCGAAACTACATTGGGCGAGGATTATATCTTCACACGAATGATGCTAGAACATGGGCACAGGGTTTGGTGTGATCTCGATCTGACCGAAGAAATTGGGCATATGGTTCAGTATGAATTGAAGCCAGCAGACGCTAGGCGCATGGCAGAGGCCAATGCTCCTGAAAAGGCTGCTGTAAATGGCTGATGAAGTTGAAATCGATGTCTCTGATCCGAAGCAGGTTGAACGGCGACGAAAAGACATCAGACAAGCTGCACTTGAGCGCAACGAAACGATCAAGAATGTGATGCAAATTCAAGGCTTTCGCAAATGGATGTACGAGATCTTATTGAGCGCCCGCATTGGATCCAATCCCTTTTCGAGCGATGCACTTTTGATGGCACATTCATGTGGCGAGATGAATGTTGGGTTGCAGCTGAGATCGGCGATCGAATCGGCCGCGCCAGAACTCTATCTTCAAATGATGAGGGAAAATAACCATGGCTGATGAAGCCCCAGTCACACCACCTGTACAGGCAACTCCGGCTCCTGCGCCTGCACCAGTGGTCTCAGATCAGACTCCAGTCCCCGCTGGCGACACCCAACCAACCATCGCCAGCGAAAAGACTGAATCAAAGACTGAGACTGCTGCTCTTTTCGATCCCAAGGGCTACAAGGCACCAGATGGTGCAACGGTTGATGAAAAGACCCTAAGTGACTACGCATCCATCGTAAATGATGAGAAACTGAGCCCCGCCGAACGGGGCACCAAAATGCTCGATCTCTACAACTCGGCCATGAAAACGGTAGGCGAGTCCTATACCAAAGCCTGGACCGACACTAACGAGAAGTGGGTCAATGAGGTGAAAGCCGATCCTGAGATCGGCGGATCCAAGTTCGAACCCACAAAGCAGATGATTTCCAAGGCCATTGATACAATGGGCTCAGCCACTGCTGCCGCCTTTCGTCAATCCCTGGACATCACAGGTGTTGGAAACAATCCAGCTTTCATCAGGGGTCTAGCCGTGATGGCTAAGGCTCTGACTGAGGGAAGCCACGTTGCAGGCGGGCCTCCCAGCGGCAAGGAAAAATCCGTCGCTGAGATCTTCTACCCGTCTATGAATCAAAAGGATTCATGATATGGCCGTACTAGGCACGGGCGCGCTCACCTACGCCGATTGGGCAAAGCGCGTTGATGATGAAAATGGGCAGATGAAGATTGCCAGGATTGTGGAAATCCTGTCGCAATCGAACGAGATTTTGTTGGATATGCTGGCAATCCAAGGAAATCTGGTCACAGGGCACAAGACAACCATTCGCACGGGACTTCCAACGGCGACTTGGCGCCTTTTGAACTACGGCATTGTGCCGACCAAATCGACCACAGCCCAGATCGTAGACACATGCGGTAACCTTGAGGCTGAATCTCAACTTGATGTGGATGTTGCCAAGCTCAATGGCGACTCAGCGGAGTTCCGCCTGTCTGAATCCCGTGCGTTCCTTGAGGGCATGAACCAACAAATGGCCTCGACCCTCATCTATGGCAGCACTGCCGTCAACCCCGAGCGGTTCACGGGCTTGGCCCCGCGCTACAATACAGTGACGACTACCAGTGCGCTCACAGCCTATAATGTGATCGATGCTCAGGGCACTGGCGGTGACAATACTTCGATTTGGGTTGTTACTTGGGGTGCAGACACTACGACGTGTATCTTCCCCAAGGGCTCCAATGCCGGTCTGCAACACACCGACATGGGCAAACAACGTGTCCAAGACGTAACCCAGACCTTCGCAACTGGTGCCTACTTCTGGGCCTGGGTAGACCACTTCAAATGGGAACTCGGCATGTGCGTCCGCGATTGGCGCTACAATGTTCGCATTTGCAATATTGACGTATCTGACCTTTCAACAGTCAATGCGGCCAATATTATTAATGCCCTCATTCGAGCCTTCAATCGACTCCCGACCACAAGCCCAATGCAAACAACGACTCAGACCTCAGATGCACCCTCGATCCAGGGCGCGATGGGCCGAACGGTTATTTATTGTAACCGTACTGTCAAAACCTTCCTCCATCTGCAGGCTGTGAACAAAACCAACGTCTTGCTCCAAATCGAACAGTTTGCTGGCCGTCCCGTCACAACCTTCCTTGGTATCCCTATCCGCACGGTTGATGCTATCACCAACGCCGAAGCACGGGTGACTTGATGAATAGACATCAGCCTCTGAGTGAAACCCAAACCAAGGAACACACATCATGATCATGGACGGACTCCTTCTGTTCTCGTCGGCTCAGAACCTGACCACGGGAACTATCGCAAGTACAAACGTGATTGACTTGCTCAACGCGCGCAACATGGGCGTTGGTGATGATCCAGCACTCAAAATCGCCTGCTTCATCACAACTGGCTTCTCGACAACGGACAGTGGTACGTTGACGGTTCAGGCCCAGGGCTCGACCGACAATTCAACATATACGGTATATGCTGAATCAAGGGCCTATGCGGCGGCTGAATTGGTGGTCAACGCGAAGCTCTTCCCGATCGATTGGCCCGCCAATGGGTTGTGGAATAGCCTTGGTAATGATCCACAGCCTCGCTATCTGCGCCTTGCCTACGTAATGGGCTCGCTGCACTTCACGCCCGGTGCTGTCACATCGGCTCTGGTTCTCGACCGTCAGGACTCGATCAATTATCCTGCCGGCATCTACATCACCAACTAAGGAACAGAACCCATGAAAAAACTTCTGCTCCTCTCATCTGCCCTGATTGGAGTGGCCCTCGTGGCCACTTCCATCCACGCGCAGGTCAATACAGTTCCTCAGGTTGGCGTGCTGTCCAACTATCAGGGCAAGACCACATATTCATCTGCCTTTGTGGGTCTCGTACCAGTCACTGCCGGAACCGATGTGATCTGTATCGCCGGTTCGGCGACCAAAACTGTGAAGCTTCAGAGTCTCAAGATCTCTGGAACTACGGCCACGGCAGTTCAATCGCTGCCCGTGGTCATGTTGAAGCGTGTGACGGTTGATACTGGTGGTACAGCGGCCTCAACCACTGCCAATCCCGGCACGACGACTCAAATCATGAGTCGCTCGGCCACCAATGCAGCCGCAAGCGCAACGCTCATCTCCTATGTGGCCAATCCAACTATCACTGACACTGCCCCAACCTACTTGGATGCAGCTTCGCTCACAATGCCAGTAGTAACAACCGCTGCCATTATTGTGCCTCTGGTCTTTGACTATGCCAGAGACAATGCCAACCTCTTGCAGCCGCCCACGCTAACCGGGGCTGCAATGCAAATCTGCGCCAATATCCAAGGCGTTACCGTTACCAATGCCTCTGTGTGGAATGGCTCACTCACTTGGACTGAGGAATAACGAACATGCAATACCGACTCGATGCCCAACACTACATTGATGATATGCTGTTGGAACCCGGAACCGTCATTGGGGATGATTCTGGCAGCATCGCGTATCGCTATGTGCAGGATACTGATGATGGCAGGGGCGGTGTGGCCAAAAAGGGTTCCCCGCGCCCGCCCTCACGTCAGATGACTCCGTTGGATGATGAGGCCAAGAGATTGTACTCGGACTACTTTGGAACGACCGCGCCCGAACGCGATCCGACCAAGGCGATTCCAGTACAGGGCACGGGCTCAGAGGCCAAGGTTCTTCCACCGGGCGCACCCAGACCGGGCCTCGACAATCAATACAAAGCCCCGCTCGTGAATGAGCCCGACTCCAAACCCAAACCAATGTTCTCCCCGCCCGAGTCCGACAAAAAGTAAGGACCACTCTGATGAAACTCAGGACATCGCTTATCATCGCATCTGGTCTTGTCCTGGGTGGCATTGGCCTCGCCCCATTGGTGGCTCAGGTACTGCCGCAGCCTGGGCCGCCAGTTCCAATCGCATGTGCATACAATGCAGCCCCAGTCACATTGACTGATGGTCAGGCTGGTTGGATCCAATGCACCAATGCCGGCAAAATGCAGGTTGATGCATCAGTCACAGCAACTGCCTCAATCACTGGCTTTCCAGGTGCCAGTCCAACAACTGGTACACCAATCTCGGTAACGACGGGTGGCGTAACAGGAACATTGCCATCTGGTGCGGTTGTGGTTGCTTCTAATGTTGGGACCACCAATCTTGCCTATTGCAAACTGGGCGCAACTGCAACCACCAGTGATCAGCCATTGGCCCCCAATGGTGGATGGTTCGCGTTCACGGTTGGTGGCGCTACACAATTAACCTGTATAACTGGAACATCCACAACCACTGTGAACATGGTCGGCGGATCAGGTCTGCCAACTGGAACTGGTGGAGGGGGCGGCGGATCATCGGGCGGCGGAACTTCATCTGCCTTCAGTGCCGCATTCCCAGCCAACGGTACAGCCATTGGTTTGGCCGACTCAACCAATATGCAAAAATGGCTCACAGCCCTTGCATTGGGTGATGGTGTCAACGGCAACAACACAGGTGCCGTTGCTGGCTGGCTCTTCAATGGCACCACCTGGGATCGCGCTCGGGGCGATGCAACTAATGGTGCATTTGTCAACGTCAAGTCCTCTGTATTGCCAACAGGCGCATCCACAGCAGCAAAGCAGCCGGCTTTAGGTACTGCGGGTACGGCTTCAATCGATGTCCTTACAGTCCAAGGCATCGCATCCATGACCCCATTCCTGACCAACCCAGGAACGGCCGCCAACTGGGGCGTTCTCGCGCAGGGCTCAACCACATCTGGCGAACTTGGACATCTCGCTCTGGGCGCGGTCACAACCAGTGCCCCATCATATACAAATGCCCAATCCAGTGCATTGAGCCTTGATACTGCTGGCAATCTTCGCGTCAATGTGGTTGCTGGTGGTGCTGGCGGTGGTGCTGTTACAGTGGCTGATGGTGCTGATGTTACCCAAGGTGCCAAAGCTGATGCAGCAGCTGGTACTGGTACGGTCAGTATTGTATCAATCCTCAAACAACTTCACCTTGATGTAACCGGGGCAATCCCCGCTGGCTCGGCCATCATTGGCAATGTGCGGATTGACCAAACCACTCCAGGCACGACCAATGGCGTCCAAGTCAATGCAGCCCTACCTGCCGGTACCAATGTCGTCGGCTACACCTCAAACGACCCCTGTGCATACTCACAAAAAATCAACATCCCAATCAGTATAACCGGAACCACAACGGTCAAACTCCTAGCACTACAGACATCACAGAAGATCTACGTCTGTTCATTGTCATTGATCGCAACAGCAGCAACAATTGTCAATGTCTTCGATGGATTGATCAGTACCACAGAATGCAATACCGCGCAGGAAGCTCTAATTGGTGCTGGTGCGGCTGCTGGCTCGGGCGGGCTGTCACTCGCGGCCAACGGAGGTTTGACGCTCGGTAGTGGATCTGGAACAATAGCTCTTACCAACACGGCCGCGCACGATCTTTGCATATCGCAATCTGGTTCTGGTGGTCTTGCAGGGAATCTGACCTACGTCCAGAAAGTTCCATAACCATGCGCAAAGCCTTTGGCCTATCGTTTGGGCTGCTGCTGGCTGGCCTGATCTGCCTCGCACAGGCCCAAGTCCCCATGACCGGGGCCGGAAAAGCCTCAAGTAGTGGCACCCCCACTGTTTACCAAGGCCCCGGCGACGTCGCGCCCAATGCCGTGGCTTGGTGGGGCCTACGCTGCTACACTACAGCCTACACCGGCAACATTGCCGATATCTATTCACCTTCAGATGCCCTACACACATTGCTCACTTGCTCAATAGGCGGTGGAATCAACGAAACCATTACACCTCTAGCAACAACCTGTGCGGTCAGCTGCACCGTCCAGACCCTCTACGATCAATCTGGTACAAACGCCTGCAGTTCAGCTGCCTGCGATGCCACCCAAGCCACAGAAGCCACTCGTCCGACCTTAACCATATCTTGCCAAGGTGGTCGGCTTTGTATGGAAGCTGCTGGGGCACAGGATCTGATTGTAACTGTGGGCCTGAGCAGTCCTCAATCTCAGCCTAATTTTGTTTCTGCCGTTGCATATCGCGCGAGCGGCAATGCATATTTTGGTGATAGTGGTAACGGGACATCAATTGGTTATAGCGGAGCCAATACAGCAGCAGTCTATTCAGGCGCAACACTCACACAAGCTGCAACAGACAGTACTTGGCACACAATACAAACAACTACCAATGGTGGGTCGTCTGAGATTATTGTTGATGCTAGACCTGGTGGAACGGGTGCGGCGGGTACGGGTACAATTAGCGGGAGTATGAAACTAATCGGAGATTATTTCGGGAATCTTATAACTGGCAAGGTTGGTGAAATCGGACTCTGGAACGGCGCGAATGTCCCAGGAACTACACCGATTGATAATCTCAATAGCCAACAACACACATACTGGGGGTTCTGATGGCGACCAAAACAGGACCCTCTCGTAGGAGCTTTGTATTGGGCTCACTCGTGAGTCTGGCATCTACAGCAGCATTGGGTTGGACCCATGGCACTCCAGCGGCTCCGCCAACTGGCCATCTCTTGAATGGCAGTGGGGTTGTTCTTGTGGATAACAGTGGCAATAATTTGTTGGCTGGATAGAGCAAATGGCTGATGTACTTTTTACAGACTTTCAGTTCGCTGCACAGGGCGCTCCAACCCTGCGCACGATGCCGGTGCGCCTGGCTGAGGTCAAGAATGTGCTCGACTTTGGTGCCGATCCTACTGGTGGCACCACCAGCACCGCAGCCATTCAAGCCGCCGTGGATTGGACATCTGGCCCCAATCGTGGCACGATTTTCTTTCCCGATGGCTTCTATACAGTATCATCACCAATAACCTTCAACTACGACCCCGCGCCCGGTGATCCAGGACTAAGCATTCGATTTGCTGGTGAGGGAGAATCAACAACCATTGCTGCAACGGGGGGCCTTTCAACCACCGGCTACATCCTAGACCGCCATCTCGCAACACCCAACAACACAGCCAATGTTATTATTGAAAACATAGGTTTCGCCGCAGGGGCTGGAGGCTCCATCAGGGTCGGCTCCTGCAATGGTGTGACCATTAGGAATGTCCACGCCTCAGGAATAACAACTGAGGACTCGCCTGGCAACAGCTCACAGGGCATTCTCATCGAGACCTGTACTATTCCAGGTCCCAGCACGGGTTCTGGTTTGACCATGGGTGGCAGCGGCCTTGTAGAGAATTGCAACTTCACAAGCTGCGATGTCGCCGCTCGAATGTATGGCAAAGGTTGGGCCTTTCAGACCAATCGTTGTGAGAAGTGCAATACCAGTTATCTGATCGGGCTCGATAGTGGCGTGGCGGCGACCTTCACAGGATCGATTGCATATGCCGTCTTAGCTACATTTACTGGGACCATTACTAACGATGGGGTCTCAGTGAACACACTGACAATCAACAGTGCTGTTACTGGAACCATCGTCATTGGCCAAACCATCCATGGCGTAGGTGTATCGGCGTACAGAATCATTAGCGGAAGCGGTACTTCTTGGATCATTGAAGGCCCACTGCAGGCCATTGGCCCAATTTCAATGGCAACTGATCTTCCCAATGACACCAGTGGCGTTCTGACCGTTGCAAGTGGCCTGACCGGAACAATCAAGCCCTTGCAGACAGTATCTGATGGCGGGGTTAATGTTGCTGGCGCGATTATAATCGTGAGTCAACTAACGGGATCAACTGGCAGCACTGGAACTTATAGAATATCAAACACACCAGCCAGATACCACTCTGTCGTATATTCCGTATCATCCCAAACAATCACAACTATTGGTAATGATGTTGGTGCTTCTGGCTTTGCCATCCAAACCGGATCGCAAGAAAGCAATATCAATGGTGTCATTCTTGCCGGAACGTGCGATGGATTCTACATTGGCTCAGTAAGCTCGCTTGGGCATTCTAATGCTGGTCCCGAAATCGGTGGATATGTAATACCAACCCAATACCATCTAACTATTGGACCTAATTGTTCCAATGGTGTTTTTCAAAGCATGGATGGCTACGGTGATATGACTATGATTGCTGCATGTAAGATCTATTCTGCGGCAATCAGGGCCAATTTGGTATTCATGGCCGGGCATTTCGACAGGAACGCGGTCAACGGTGGCACGGGCGTTAATTGGGATTTTCCTGCCAACGCCTACACAATACAGTTGTTGAACTGCAACGAGTCCCCGACCTGGACCTATTCGCAGTTGGGGACCACAGACGGTGTTAATGTTCTCGAAGGGGATCAGTTCACCATAACTGATGGGTCCACTGCCACTTGGGGTGCTACATGCACTGGTAGTGGCGGCAATCGCGTTCTGGTGCGCTGGAATGGCTCGGCCTACACTGTGGTTGGTAAATGACACAGCCATTTGTTGATTATGCCTTTTTGGCCGGTGATGGAACGGGCATACCACTTGGTAGCACGATAAAAATCATGCCCTTGGGCGATTCAATTACCCAGGGCCAAAACACATCCTATGGTAGTTATAGAAAGCAGCTTTATTCATTGCTCACTGCCAGGGGAGTTGCTGTTGATTTTGTCGGCCCACTCTCGGATGGTACCTTCGCCGATCCAGATCACGCGGGTTTTACGGGAGAGGGTATTAACAGCATCTGGGGCCGAGTCCTGGCTGGCATTCTTACAACATATACCCCGGACCTTATATTGCTCCTAATCGGAACCAATGATGTCTGGCACGGCTCAGGGGATATTCCCCTTGCGCTCAGTATATACAATTCCTTGCTTGATGCCATTACGACCCAGGAACCTAGCGTCACAACGATTGTTGGTTCGCTCCTGCCTATAGACGTGGGGGATCCAACGATAGCTGCAAATGTAAATGTATTTAATACTGGCCTACGTCCACTTGTCGCATCCAAAGGGTCGAAGTTTTACTTCGTTGACTTAAACTCTGGCATGACTACCGCCGATCTTGCCGATGGTGTTCATCCAACTGATGCTGGTAATGATAAACTGGCCGCTATCTGGTATCCAGCTGTACTTGGTGCAATGGGCCCAATAACTCCCCGAACGATGCCCGCTCGGCTTTATGATATTCACAATGTCAGAGACTACGGCGCAGTTGGTGATGGCGTGACTGATGACTGGGCCGCGATCGGGGCCTGTTATAATTCCTTGACTCGTTCCCTCACCGCATTCTCATCCAATCTCGTTGCCTCATTCACAGGTGTAGTGACCTCGGCATTTTTTACTGGCTCTATCACCAACAATGGCGTGGTCAATACACTATCGGTTAGCGGCGTCACTGGAACCGTTGCAATTGGTCAGACCATCAGGGACCATGGTGGTAGTACTGTCGTGCCTTGTAAGATCATAAGTGGTAGTGGTGGCTCCTGGGTAGTTGATGGCGCGCTCCAGACTGTTGCTTCCAGTGCCATGCAGACTAACAACATCCTGGTCGCATCGAGCGTCACCGGCACTATCGCCGTCAACGATTGGCTGATCAACAACGGCGGCACAGATGCATCGCCATCCACAATATTTCCAATCTTCATCACCAGCGTTCAAGGCGGCGGCGTCTATGTCCTTCGTCAATACACCACGGCAGATGCTGGCTATCCAGACACGCTGCTGCAAAACTTCACCAGCCAACCAATGATGACAGTAAGCAGCACAATAACCCTATCGACAACTGTTGGAACTACTAATGGTTATAGTATCTATGATGCAAATAATGCCACAGTTTATGGCGATGGATTCTCTTTGAGTGGTGGAATAAGTTCTTCAACATCCAGTACTGTCACTGTCTATACTAACATCGGTGGTCTAGTCCAGGCTGGAGATATCATTGGCTTCCAGTTCGTGAAAAAGGGTGAGATCTATTTTCCTCCAGGCAATTATTATGTGTCTAAGCCGATCGATTTTACCGCAGGAGGCCCGCGCATAGTTTGGCGCGGCGAAAAGGGAGCAACACTCTCAGGAAACTTTGCTGACTTCATACTCAAGCAAACAAACTCATCATCCACTCAAGTTCTCATTGATGGATTCAATGTTGTCAATTCCCATGCAAATGGGGGCGGGATCAGATTAGGTGGCACTGCAGTTGGCATGATTCGCGATTGTACGGTGACGGCCAATCGAGGATTGAGCGATTATGGTCATGACACACCAACAGGCGGTGCTTACTTTGGCTCGTTTGAAATCACCATGGACAATTGCTCATTAAATCCTGGAGCAAACTACACAGGGTCAATTGGCATAGCAAAAGTAACAGATGGACCAACAAGAAATTGTCGGGTCATCGGGTATGAACAAGGGTTCATAACAGCGAGCGGTCAAGGTGGTCAGGCTTTCATTGGTTGTTATTTTGAAAAATGTGGCAGTGCATTTGCATTGAATAGAGCGCCTGATGGTGGGTCCTATTCTGCTGGTGGCGTGACCCTGATTGGATGCTGGATCAAGGACTGTGACATAGGAATCGAAGTAGTATCTTCAGCTGCAGGGCTGAATTTTCTTGGTGTTCGCATTGAGGGAACGAATGGGCAGGCTCCTGGCGGCAACTCACAATACGGAATCAAATCTGGCAACCTAACGGGATTCCAAGGAAACCTTGCCTCATCGATGTTCGCAGGCATGACTGTCGTTGGCGCATATGATGTGGCTGGAATATTAATGTCCGGTAAAACGTTCTTTGTTTATGGACCCACCTTGATTGGAGTATCAGATAGCGCCACGAGCCCACACCAGTTCCTTCTGGATACAGACTTTGGCAATGTCTACATCCCAACGCAGATAGGATGTAGTGCCAAGCACATCTATACTGTCGATGCCATCCCCACCACTGGCTACAACAACGGTGAGATTATCAACGTCAGCGATGGTACCAATGGTTTGAACTGGGGCGATACCCTTATTGGCACTGGCACGCACACAACCCACTATGCTGCGCAATGGAATGGCTCGGCTTGGACAGTGGTAGGGAAATAAAATGGTTGATAATAATTGGCCGATCAATCGCTATGGGCAGGATCTGACCAAGGCCATTCCAAATAGTACGCAGACGGTCGGCGGGACACTGGTTCTGCAGAAGAGCTTTATGGCTCAGGTCGCGGATGGCGGTGGGGGCGGGTTAGTCCCTATTGATCCGTTGTCATTGTTGGGAAATCCAACCTCAAGCGCGGCCATACCAGATGCAGTTAGTCTGGGCAGTACACTCCAGTTCTCCGGTACAACACTCCAAACCAAAGCATCAACTGGTGATGTGACTACGCCCGTAAACTCGTTCGCGACCACACTCGCAACGGTCAATTCTAATGTTGGCTCATTTGGCAGTGCCTCGAACATTCCAACGATCACTGTCAATGCCAAAGGCCTTGTGACTGGGGCCTCGCAGACAGCATTATCGGTGCCAGTGGCGGGATTGCCTGGGTTCTCTGGTGGAGATGTTACTGGTGCGGCTGGCTCTGGTGTTCTGTCCATTGGACCCTCCCGTGTCACCAATGCAATGATTGTGGATGGCACAATCAATGCATCAACCAAAATGACCAATGTCTTGCCAGTCCTGAATGGTGGAACGGGCGCTAGTACGGGATCTGGCGCCCTGAGCAATCTGGGTGGCCTCCCACTCGCTGGTGGCACTCTGAGCGGCCCATTGATTCTCGCTGGTGATCCAACCCTCGCACTTGGATCTGCAACCAAACAATACGTCGATAGCTTGGCCGCCGGCCTCTCCGTAAAACAATCAGTTGCGGTTGCAACTGTTGCCGACATCACATTAGTAGGTGAACAAACCATCGATGGGGTCTTGACTAATCTGAGTCGCATATTGGTCAAGAACCAAACTCTGCCTGCGCAGAATGGAATTTATATAACAGGTCTTGCTGGATGGACCCGTGCGGGCGATCTCGATACATGGGCTGAGGCTATCGGTGCTTTTACCTTTGTGACTGGTGGTGGTCAAATTGCGACTGGCTGGGTCGCACAAACCACTACCCCAGGCACCATCAACACCACCCCAATGCCTTGGGCCCAATACTCGGCCAGTGTGGCCTACACAGCAACTGCGCCGATCACTCTGACTGGGAATGTCTTTTCGATCTCTGATGGGGCAATCACCAATGCGAAGCTGGCCGGGTCCATAACTGCGGCCAAATTGGTTGGATCTGATATTGCAACTGTTGGCACAATCACATCTGGTACTTGGCATGGAACGGCCATTGGTCCACAGTGGGGCGGAACGGGCCAAGACTTTCATCTATCAACAGGCGTTCCAGTTTATACATCTGGCACTGCTGCCATTGTTGCCACAACATCCGGCTCCAATGCCATCCTCCGGGATGCCCCCAACGATGGATCACAATATGCCCGTACGAGTGCGGCTTGGACAACTATCAACTTCCTGCAGGCTGGAACCGGCGCTGTCTTACGCACTGTGCAAAACAAAGAACGCGATATTGTCAGTGTTAAGGACTTCGGTGCGGTTGGAGATGGCACAACAGATGATACTGCTGCTGTAACAGCTGCCATTGCTGCACTATCAAGTGGAGGAACGATCTTCTTTCCGACTGGTCGTTATTTAATTAGTTCCGATCTCAATATAAACAGCAACACTCGTTTTCTTGGAAATGGAAAGTTTTCTAGTGTTATTATACTAAACACAATAACCGCCAATCGGGGCGTTTTTAATGCACCTGCAAATCCAGCCATTAATACTTATACCAGAGAAGATATCTACTTTGAGCATCTTGGGTTTGATGCTTCACTTTGTACATATGCAGTTTGGCTTTCGAAGCTCGATGGCACACCAATTACTGATCCACAAGCTGATTATGTCATGGGCAGTGGTTTACTCGCGGCGGGAATCTCTGGAACAAGTCTGACTGCAATTAAAACCGGTGACAAAATTACCAGTGTGACTATCGGTAGTGGTGGGGCTGGTTGGAGGACACATCCGACATTTCCCTATCTTACGAATAATATCACACTAAACTTTGTTGGTGGAGGTGCGACCAGGCCAGCGTTTGGCTATGCTACCGTCTCGGGTGTTGGTGGTACTATCATCAGCACCACCATACTTGAACAAGGTGCGGGTTATACTTCTGTTCCGTCTGTGATTGCGCTCGGTGGTTATGCCGACATAGCACTTCTGGTCCAATCTTCTATTAACAGACGCAATCCAAATTGCCTAACCAGAAGTTTTGGTATCTACCTAACCCAAGTAAATCGTTGTGTTATTAGTAATTGTAATTTCATAAACCTCAAAAGCACGGCTATTCAACTCCTTGGCTGCAAAGACGCGATCGTTGAGGATTGTACTTTTACTGGCTGTGGAGCCAACGATGGAGATCATATTGATGTATTTATCACTGATTATGACTCTGGCGGCTCGACGTATGTTTATGGTGAAAACTGTATTGTACGGCGTAATCAATCGCGCGGGGATAAACGATGTTTTTGCTTTATAACTCAAGGTAAAGGTGGTGAGTTCTATGGAAATAACACCGAAGGTGCTGGAATGTGCAGTGGAGGTCCGGGCACGAACGCAGCATCAAGCTCTGGTCAATACTGGCTTACCATTCGCGACAACGTAGCATTCAATTGTCCAACGTCTGATTTCTCGGCCTCGTTCTGTGAGATAACTGCGACTCGAAATATTGCCTTTATAGACAATGTATTTAATAACTGCGATGGAGCCATGATCTCGGCACCTGGATCTAGAAACATGAGGTTTGTTCGTAATTCATATTTTGCCTCACAACAAGCAACTGCTCAACCTGTTGGTTATGGGCCATCATCTGAGAGTTTCGAATTTGGTGTTGGACAGAATCCTCAGATCGGGTTTCTTCGAAATCCGGCCACGAATGGTGCTGTTACACTTGGAGAATTGAATAGCGAACCAATGCAAGATGTGATTTGTGAGGATGAGATCATATATGATGATCGAGGCATAGATGGGCCTGCGATGTATCATTTTTTCAGTAGTGGTACACCTTCGGGGCAATCTGGTAATATTATTATTCGTAATCCGAGGCGATCTAATTATGCGGCTACTGGGCTCGATAGTACAACGCCTATAACATATGTTCCTGCGCCTACCATATTTGATAGCAGGTTCTCGATCTGGGTCAGTGGTGGTGCAATTGATCCAAGTCAGGGCGGGCAACGTATTGTTCATACATTTACAGCAGGAACAACTGGGCTTGTTACAATTAGTGGTGTAGGTTTTCCCGCCAAACGTGTAAATATTTGGGCCACAAGCGATGCCTCGACAGACGGCCGTTTGTTTGTTGGATCGCTTTGTTGGAATCTAGAAGTAACCAATGGCGGACGAATTGGTGGATTAGCCAGTTGTTTCCAAACTGGAGTTGGGCAGTATGCCCAAAACATAGATGACGCGATTCAATTGATTGATGCTGCAGGAAATAATAGTTTTGATACCAGATTCTCAAGTTGGACAATGGATGGATTTGTGTTGAATGTCGCGTTCGCGCCAATAACCTGTAAAATGATATTTCAGTGCTTCGCGACGTGAGGATCAAATGACTGTCTCAGATACATCGATTTGCAACCGGGCCCTAGCCAAGGTAGGCACGCGGTCGACCATTGCCAGTCTCACAGAGCAATCGAACGAGGCCAAGCAGTGTAATTTGATCTATACTGCCACTCGGGATGAAGTCGAGGGGATGGCGTTTTGGAATTTTACAACGAAGACGATTCAATTGGCGTTGCTGAAGTCAGCACCAGGAACTCCGACCAATCCAACTGGAGCAACTATTTGGACGCCAGCATACCCTCCGCCGCCATGGCTCTACGAGTACGCATATCCAACCGACTGTATTCAGTTTCGAAAGATTGTGCCCCAGATCTCAACTGGCGTGATCGGGGTTCCGATCTTTTCAAATGTTGTAACCATGTATCCCTATGTCCAGGGCCCGGCCGTGAGGTGGGAAGCTCAGATGGATATGGATTCAGATGGGAACCAGATCAATGTCCTGGTCACCAACCAATATCAGGCCATTGGTGTGTATACGGCCGAGATCGTCAACCCAGCCTTGTTTAGTGCCCAGTTTGTTGAGGCCTTCGTATGTGCATTAGCTGCTAAACTGACCATTGCATTGACTGGTGATCGGGGTCTGGCCAATATCAATTTTCAATTAGCTAACCAATACATCTTGCAGGCCAGGGCCACAGATGGCAATGAGGGCTTGACCGTCATCGAATACCAAGCTGATTGGATCAACTTCCGAGAGGGTGTTGGATTGGCCATGCCTAGTTCGTGGATTGCCCCGTTCAGTAATCTCTATGGGACTATATAAAATGGTAGCCGACTCCAATTGGCCAATTAATCGTTTCGGCCAGGATATGAACCGGGCCATCCCCGCGCCCGTTCAAAATGTTGGCGGAACGCGGGTTTATCAAAAGAGCTTCATGTTTCAATCCGCTGCTGATGAGGGTATTCCAGATGCACCCACCGATAACCTACAATATGGTAGGCAGAATGGCGATTGGACTGAGATAACTCAGGCATCGATTAGCGGAATATTGCCAGTTGCAAAGGGCGGTACTGGATCTGGGACTGCGCCAGTTGCACTCAGTAATCTTGGGGCCGTGCCAATCGCGGGCGGGTCAATGACCGGACCTTTGATTCTATCTGTGGCCATCCCTGCAACCAGTCTTCAAGCTGCACCAAAGCAATATGTTGATTCGCTGGCCGCTGGATTAGCCATAAAGGTATCGGTGACTGCTGCTTCGACTGGCAATGTCAATATTGCGAGTGCCCCCGCCTCATTGAATGGTGTGGCTGGTGTTGCCAATGATCGATGGCTTTTGAAGGATCAGACGCTATCAGAACACAATGGAATCTATATCTTTGCGAGTGCTGGTGCTCCGCTGACCCGTGCGCCAGACCTTGACAATTGGTCTGAAGCCATTGGCGCATTCACATTCGCCGTTGGCGGGTCTGTAAACCCCGCTACTGGTTGGGTTGCCATTGCGACTGCGGGCGGAATCCTTGACACTACCCCACTTCCTTGGACACTATATTCAACTAGTGCTGCATACACAGCTACTGCGCCAGTATCTTTGCATGGAAACACCTTCACTATTGATGATGGTGCAATAACTGAAGCCAAACTAAATGCCCCAATTAGCTCTGCAAAGGGCGGAACAGGTCAGGATTTCCATCTTTCAACTGGTGTTCCAGTCTATACAACTGGAACTGCTTCCATCGTTGCCACAACCTCCGGCTCGAATGCAATCCTGAGAGATGCGCCAAATGATGGTGTACAATATGCACGACAGAGTGCAGCATGGACACCAGTTACTAGTGTAATTAGTTTTGCTACCAGAACTGCAGCTGCAACCGCTACTATTGTCAGTTCTACTCAATATATCCAAACAGGCGGGTTTTCTACTATTGGTGATCTGGGCGCGGCCTTTTATAAAAAGGTAGGTGGAACAACTTCGGGTGGATTTCAATCGGCTGATGGTGCATGGTGGCAGTTAGCAGTAGTCAATCCAAACGTGCGAATGTTTGGTGCCAAGGGTGATGACAGTCATAACGACTCTTCGGCTATCCTTGATTGTGTTGCATTCCTGAATGCAAACGGCGGCGGCAATGTCGTTTTTCCGCCTGGAACTTATCAATTCGATCAGACAATCGTGATCGATGATAGTGCCCATCCCCCTCTTCCTAATACCGCCGATCGCATTGGAATTATTGGTGCGGGTAGTGCAAACACAATGTTGCGGTTTACGCGCTCCGATCCCAGCACGGCTATTCAGTTTAAGGGTAATTTAACCGATTATCTTTCGGGAGCTGGATCCGCAAACCGTATTTCTGGTTTTACATTAATTGGCGCTAATCAGGGTTTTGTTGACATTATAGGCATTTCAATCAACGTTATGTTTATGTTTGAGATGGAAGATATAGAAATCGTTCAATTCTATTATGGTATGAAAACTAATGATCTTGTTGGCATGACAGCAATTCATTGCAGATTTAATTTTCTCAATTATGGAATTGATTGCTCTATAGTCACATTAGGTTCTTGGATCGTCAGCCCGACTAATGAGGTTTGTTTCTTTGATTGTCATTGGGGTGGCATTAGACAACATGCTTTTTATGCCAAATGGGGAGGCCCGATTTCATTCTATGGTGGCTCGATAGAAGGCGCAGGTTATCCAGGATCTTGGACCTCCGATGCGGAACGGTGGGGTATTAGGGTTGAGAATTTGGGTCTTAATAGTGGTGGGCTTACAGTACAAGGAATGCACTTCGAGGGTGGTGCGGGGCAAGCTGATATTTGGATCAAGCACGGCGATTACTCCAATACCTATAATATTCAAGCCGACTTCGTGCGTCTTGGTGGCACTCTAGAACATGTCACTAACAACATTCTGGTTGATAGCACGGGCACATCAGTAGGCATCATTGATGTGCATGGATGCAGTTTCCGAGGAGATCTTGGCTTCGTTGAAAGCGCGGCCGAGCCTTATATCAAAGAAGGGATATTCTCAGGTTCCCCGGTTCGTTTTAATCTGCTTGGAAATTTGTATCAAAGTTCAATCGCCGCACCTGTAATCACGCCGAGTTTCTACATGCAGCAACAGGAGGCTGCGGGATGGACTTGGGGCATTGATGCCTTCAACGGCAACACGTTCACTTGTTCGCATGTTTATGGTGTTAACAGCGGTGGTAGTTATGCTGGAAACGCGCAAGATTTACCGCACAAGATTATTGTCAACAGCACGCCTCAGGTAACAGTTACATCTAGTAATACCATTATAACTGGCATCTTGACGGCTTCTAAAACCATTGCCGCTGGCACTGGCGCATTAGGACCATTTGGGACCGTCCTGAATATTGGATATGATACGGCTCTGGGCTGTGGAATAACTCTACGCCCAACGACAGATATAGCCAATTCAGTATTCTTTTTCAATGCTTCTGCTATCACAGTTGGTAGTATCTCACATGATTCATCGGCTACTGCTTATAATACAACCTCTAGTGCTGATCTAAAGAAAGATCTCAAGTCTTTCGATGCCGGTAGTATTATTGATAGTACCGAAGTTTATGATTTTGCTTGGAAATCGACCGGCGAGCGCGCTCATGGTGTGATGGCGCAACAGGCCAACGAGGTCTATCCACTGGCAGTTACACATGATGAGAAAACTGATTGGTGGGGAGTTGATTATTCAAAATATGTTCCGTTGTTGTTACAAGAATTGAAAACACTACGTGGGCGCGTTGCAGATCTTGAAGCTGGATCGAAAACATGACAGTCTCAGATACATCGATTGGAATTCTCTAGTGTCAAATGCCATCATCCAACCGTCATTCAGTGCGGGCGAACTCTCCAGTTCGCTGTATGCACGGGTGGACTATGCGAAGTATCATGTAGGACTGGCCAAGTGCAGGAACTTCTTTGTTGATTATAGAGGTGGCGCATCAACTCGATCTGGCACAGAATTTGTTTGCCTCGCTAAACAATCCCAATATGGCACTAATGATCCAGCCCTGCCAGTCCGATTGATCCCGTTTCAATTCTCTACCATCCAAACCTACATCTTGGAGTTTGGTGATTTCTACATGCGTGCCATCACCAATGGTGCGCCAGTCCTGGAAACAGCCATTGGCATCAGCGCAATTACGCAGTTGAACCCAGGAACTATAACTACTGCCACCCCGCACGGGTTTTCGAACGGGGATACGATTTTTATCAATAACATTATCGGGATGACCGAACTCAATCAGATGACGGTTCTGGTCCAACCCACTGGCGCCAGTACATTTACAATGATCGATCTCTATGGCGGCAACTCAATCAACACAACCACATACAATGCCTATGTGTCTGGCGGAACAGTCGGACGTGTGTTTACGGCAGTATCGCCGTACGCGGCCAATGATCTGGCAATGTTGAAGTTTGCCCAGACGGCAGATATTATGACCATTACACATCCAGGGTATCCAATCTATGAATTGAGACGATTGGCATCAGATAATTGGACATTCACCACTATTGCAGTTGGTGCTGATATTGCTGCGCCAACAGGACTCAGTGCCACTCCGACTGCTGGGTCTGGCACGGCCGCATATGCATATGAAGTAACAGCCGTGAGTGCCACTGGCCAGGAGAGTGTGGCCTCGAACAGGGCTGATGCAACCAGTACAACTGACATTTCATCGGCTGCTGGCAGCATTGCTTTGGCCTGGAACCCAGTAACTGGAGCCAGATACTACAATGTCTACGAAGCCTCACCAGTCACGGCTGGCACGATCCCGATCGGGGTTAATTTTGGATTCATGGGTGATAGTACGACTACTGATAGTGTTGATTCTAATATCCTGCCTGATTTTACTCGGGGCCCACCAGCGCACACGGATCCATTTGCGGGAGGAAACAATCCAGGTTCGGTTGGGTTCTTTTCACAGCGTAGGGTCTTTGCAGCGTCAACAGCTAATCCTGAAACATTTTGGATGAGCCAGCCGGGTTCATTCTCAAACTTTGACGTATCGAACCCAGTCAAAGCCAGTGATGCAATCACAGGTACACTCGTATCGGCCCAAGTCAATGCGATCAAATACATGATTGGAATGCCCGGCGGTCTCATCATGCTCACGTCTGGCGGAGCCTGGCAGGTATCTGGTGGATCTCCGAACGCGGCCGTCACCCCCACCACCATCACAGCCACTCCCCAAGCCTACAACGGCTGCTCGGACGTCCCTCCGTTGGCGATTAATTATGATATACTTTATGTTTTTAACTCTACAGTTAGAGATCTTTCATACAACTTCTACACTAATATCTATACTGGTGTGGACATCTCTTTGTTATCTAATCATTTGTTTATTGGTTATACTATTAAAGAGTGGGCGTTTGCGGAGGAGCCATTCAAAGTAGTATGGGCGGTTCGAAGTGATGGCAAGCTATTATCATTGACCTACCTAAAGGAACAAGAGATTCAGGGTTGGGCCCAGCATGATACATTTGGTCTGTACAAATCTGTTGCAACGGTTCGAGAAGATCGGGAGAATGTGATTTATACGGTGGTCTCACGATTGATTGGGAATAGATCATATCTACAGTATATTGAGAGAATGCATACACGGGAATTTCCATATGGTGTTGAGGACGCGTTCTCGGTTGACTGTGGTCTAACCAATACCCTGACCTATCCCAATTCGATTCTCTATGCTAGTGGGTTTACTGGCAATGTGGCTTTTGCAGCTGTGAGTCCGGTTTTTGGACCTGGGGATGTTGGTAAGGTTATTCGAATGGGCGGAGGCATCGGCGTGGTCACCTCTGTCAGTGGATCTGGAACAATATTTGTAACTCTCACCCGAAACATAACCAATCTGATCTGGAACGGGACCACATATATTGTTCCGTTTGCTGATGCTGGCACTTGGTCACTGACGGCAGAGGATACAATATTTGGCAATTTGCAACACCTCGAAGGGGCCAATGTAGCAATCCTTGGTGATGGAAATGTGTTCCCAAACCAAACCGTGCGAAATGGCCAGATCACACTTGATCATCCCTGTTCCAAAGTGACTGTCGGGTTGCCGTTCATGCCCCAATTACAGACATTGTATTTGGATGTCGGAGAACCCACAATTCAAGGAAAACGCAAACGAATCGCGGCATTGACAACGAGAGTGGCTGACACACGGGGTCTCGCCTTCGGCTCAACATTCAACAACATGGTCGAGCACAAACAACGTGATACACAGCTGATGGGCCAGCCCATTGAACTTGAGACCGGTGATCAACGCATTGTAATGGATCCCAGTTGGAATGTTTATGGTCAGGTCTGCATTCAACAGAACTATCCATTGCCTGCCACAGTTCTGGGTGTCATTCCTGAGATCATCATTGGTGATAGCAAATGATCCAGGTTTGTGCAGTAGAGGCGAGCCATGTGAAACAGATCGCCCTGCGAATGAGGCTCGAAGAGGGCATCGAACGGGTTGGGTTGGACAAAGAAAAGATCATCAGGGGCGCGGTCAAGGATGCCAGCTATACATTCACTGCCATGATTGATGGTGAGCCTGCGTGTATGTGGGGGATTTATCAACAGACAATGTTAAGTGATACGGCATATATGTGGTTGATAACAACGCCGCTCATTGAGAAGCATCAGTTTGTATTTGCTCGGCGATCCCAGATCTATTTGCAGGGATTGAAGCAGCATTTTAATGTGATTCAGGGGCATGTTGATGCCAGGTTTAGCCGATCGATTCGGTGGCTGAGGTGGTTGGGTTTCAAAGTCTATCCTGATATGAATGATGGTACCTTTCGGCGCCCGTTCGAACTGAGGCAAAGCTGATGGCTGATCCAGTCACGTTATTGGCAGTAGGGTCATTGGCAGCTTCGGTTGCTGGGGCTGGTGTGTCAGCGTATGGGCAGTCCAAGACGGCCCAGGCCAATGCACAGGCAGCAACATACCAAGCACAGGTCGCTGCTAATAACCAGAAGATTGCCTCGCAGAATGCGCAGTTTGCATTGGCCTCAGGCAGGCAGCAGGCTCAGATCCAGGACATCAAGACTGGCCAGAATCTTGGACAAATCAAGGCCGCTCAGGCGGCATCGGGGCTTGATGTCAACACTGGCTCGAACCTTGATGTCCAACAATCTGCCGCTGAGATTGGCAGACTTGATACACTCACAATCATGAATAATGCCATGAAGCAATCGGGCGGCTACCTTGCACAGGGCCAACAGTTCACTGCTGAGAGTCAGTTGGATACAATGAAGGCTAGTGCAGCCCAGACAGCGGGTAGTATTGGAGTTGCCTCATCGATCCTTGGCGGGGCCTCGTCGTTCAGTGACAAATGGCTTGGGTATCAGCAAAAAGGCGTTGCGGGGTTCTAGATGGCAACGGTTCCTTATTCGGGTGTTCCTTCGGTCACGCAGACTCCAGCGTCGGGCCTGCCATACCAGACTGGGGCTGGTGCGACGCCTGAGGCATTCGGTTCGACCGTTGGCCAGGCCGAACAAGGTCTGGGACGCCAAGTCGAACAACTGGGTGATGTGTTGGCCAAACATGCCAACGTCCTCCAAGACCGATTGAATGAGGCTGATGGCAATGATCTCTTTGTCAAATGGGACATTGACAAAACCAAACTATTGACTGATTTTCAACAGCTTGAGGGTCGCCAAGCCCACGATGCAATGCCCAAGTTTCTATCTGATCAAGAGGCATTGAGACAAAAGTACCTTGGCCAAGCCACCAACACCGAAGTTAAGCGAATCTTCGATAACAATTCCAAACGCCAGTTCGGCTATATGGTTGGCGAAGCCGGTCGGTATTCGGCTGGGCAATTGCGATCATATGAAAATACCACTGCAGCATCTGTTGTTCAAAATGCCGTAAACGGCGCACCGAACTCAAGTTCCGAGGCTCAGGTTGAGGAATCAGTTAGGCATGCTCAGAGTGTGGCTCGGACGAATATTCTCTCAACCCATGGTGGATCAGAAGCAACTGCTGATGAAAAGGCCCTAGAAGTCAGCAGTGACATCTATGCACGCAAGATTCAATCCTTGGCTATCTCTGACCCTGATGAAGCCCGTGCCTTCTATGAACGCCACCGGGATGATATCAATCAAAAGACTCAATATGGAATTGAAAAGACTCTACAGACGGCAGATACAAATGTGGGGACCAAGAAGATTGCTAATGATATTGTGAATGGTAGGGTCAAGGACATTGAGCCGCTGACGCCAGATGCGGGGAATGATTGGCTTTTGAAAGCACAATTGACTGCGAAGCGGATCGCCGCTCAGGATCAATACAAGAACAATCCAGGGTTCGAACTTCAGTTGGAGAATAAGATCTCTAGCGAATATAATATGGTCAAGAAAGGTCAAAGAGAATTCGAACGGGGAAATTTGAATACACTTCGTGAGGTGATTAATGGTTCGACGCAGAGTCCGAAGATTACATCTGAGGATGCCATCCATTCGAACCCCGCACTTGAGGAGGTTTGGCAACAGGTCTCAAAGGATAACCCAGCGGCCATTCCACAGCTTCGATCATTGATTCAGAAGAACACCAAGGATGATGTTCCACTGACTCAGGCACGGGTCGATACTTTCAATCGAATAATGGGCATGAAAGAGACCGATCCTGAGGGATTCTTGATGGTGGTTCCGAAGGAAAAAGATCTGACGTTTCAGCAACAGAATCAGGTATTCACGGCGCAGCGTAGCTACAAGGGTCAGATTGAGGCGAACAGCCAGTTCAACAAGGCCCGAACGAATCCATTGGTTGTGGAACAACTAGGCGGAGCTGAGATCTTTCCATCTCGAACTGACAAGGCCAAGACCGAACAATACAATCAATTCATGGGCGCGTACAAAGCAGAACTGGAGAGTGCAGCGGCTGCGAACAATGGGAAGTATCCGAATTCTGATGAACAGGGTAAGATTGCAGCGAGGCTTTTGAGACAGATTGAGCGACCAGGAATGTTTGGTTGGCATGGCTTTGGGTTTGGCTCAGATGAACCTGCATTTAAAATCCCAGATGATACTCGTCAGGAGATTATAAAGAACTTCAAAGCCAGATATGATGGCAGACCCCCTCAAGAGCAAGAGATCTATCAGATCTACAAAAGGCTGAACCCCAGTGGCCAATGATGATCCATATGCTGGGTTTGATGCGCCAGCGTTAGCACCGAATCAGGTTGATGAGAGTGATCCGTATGCGGGGTTTGCGAAGCCGGCTGTGTTGCCACGGGCAATCGGAAGTGTTGGCTCGAACGGGCAGCAGGCGGGTGAGGCGCTCACACTGTCGAAGAAGTCTGGTATTCCAGGAACCGTAATTGATGCTGATCTGTCTGGTGCAAAGCAGGATATTGGGCAGCGCCAGGCTTCCACGATCATTCCGGCTAATCCAGCTATCCAACGCTACCTTGAGGCTGATCCGCTTCATGCCAAGATTTCGCATGATGATTATGAGAATTTGCAGCGGGTCACGAATATGGCAGCGGAGTCAACGCAGCCATCATTGTTGGCGAGGCTCTGGAATGCAACATCAGAGGCTGCAAAGTTTGGGTTTGGTGAGGAGTCTCAATTCCATAAGGATCTGAGGGAGCAGTTTCCAAAGACGTTTGCGGCGTACACTCCGTTGTTCAATGCCTTGGAGGTCGCGGCAAGGGCACCAGGAGCAGTGATTGGTGGACTGGCTGGCCTGGGTGCTCAGATTGCCCAGGAGGATCCGGGGCTTGGCTATGGGGCGATGAACCCAGCTATGGCTGCCAGGCTTGAACGCGATCTGGGCATCATTGGCCAGGGCGCATTGATCGAACCAGTGATGGGATTGGCAGGTGCCCATCCAATTGCAGAAGGTCAGGCTGTTGCCAAAGAGGCCAAGCCCCAGATCAGACCCGAATCTGCTGCCATGCTAGAGCATGGAATAACACCCCCAGCTGGCTTCGATCCAATCATTGATGAGGTCCACACCCAGCAAGCCAAACTCGACTCAATCAATCTCGATCGCATGATTGAAGCCAGAGATCAGACTCAGACGCACGGGCGATCAGTTGATGCATTCGAAGATCTGGCTACCAAGGCAACCAATGATCAGACCATTGGTATTCCTGCCGATGCCATTGCTGATCTCTATGCAAGTGAAAAGAAATACCCATCGCCTGATGATGGCCTGCTGGGCTGGATCCCCGATCTTGAGGCCAAGGTCAAGGATGCACAGCAGACAGGGGGTGATGTTGAGGTCTCGCTCGGGGGCTATGTAACTCGAATTGATTCGAGTGTTCATACGAAGCTACAAGACTTTTTGAGATTGAGACGCGATGGTGTGAGTTTGGCTGAGGCTAAGGAATTACCCAAGGCATCAGAGGTTGAGGGCGAGAAGCCTGCATTGCCATCTGATCCAGTCGCTGCAGTGGCCCAAATCCAACAAGAAGCCCTCCATCTCAATCCCATCTTCACCGATGCCAAAGCCGCTGGCATGACTGAGCCAGAGTTTGCAGCATATAATAAGAAGATTGAGGCCCGCCAGAACGCGATCGATGAGAAAGCCATCAGTGCCGCCTCTAAAGAAATCAAACGTCGCCAGACTGCCGAATGGAAATCCAATGAAACCACTATTCGCCAAGAGGTCCAGACGGACACAAAGTATAATCCAACACTCATTGCCGATACCTACTTCCGAACGGGTCAATCTCCCAACGACTTCATACCTGCCGGTCTCAAGTTGTCTGACCAATACAAACGCTCTGGCCTACCAAAAGAAATGTTTACAAAGGATGGAGTACATCCTGATGACGTTGCCTCTCTCTTTGGATTCAATTCGGGAGAGGCACTACTCAATAGACTCGAAATGCTTTCGGATGCTCGTAGGGGAAATAAGGAAACTCCAGAAGAGCATTTGAAGCGCATTGTAGGTGAGGAAACTGCTCGCCGCATGGAAGCGCGGTATGGGAATTTGGATGAAAACATTCGGAGAGAGGCCGAAGAAGCCGTTCTTGGCAACCAACAGATGGATATCTTGGCTACTGAACTGCGCGCTCTAGCGAAACAGAATGGGGTTGAAACTCCGCTAGCGCGAGCAGATGTTCAGAAGATGATTAATAATAAATTCGAAGGAACTGCGATTAGAGATATAAACTCTGCGAGGATGCAACGCGAATTGATGCAAGCTGGGCGAGAGATTGAACGGGCCCTCCTGAAGGGTAAGATCGATGATGCATTCAAGTGGGCCCAACGTAGGCTTTTGGCATTTGGTCTGGCCAAACAAGCAATAGCGTTTGATAAGTTTAAAGCCTCTGCAGAGCGGACCTTTGGGCAATTCGCCAGCGAAGCTAATATTCCATCGGTCGCACAACCATTTACAGATCAGATTCATCGACTACTGCAACAGGTTGGCATTGATATCAAACGCGATCCAACCAATTTGAGTGCGGCGCTCAAGGGCAAATCATTAGATGATTTTATCAAGACCCAAGCCGGTGAGTTTGGTGAGGGCCAAATCATTATCCCGCCCGATCTGCCAGCCAAGAATTCATACAATGATTTCACTGTGAGTGAGTTCCGTGATCTGGTCAATTCGATTGACAGCCTCGAACATGCGGGGCGAGATGTTAAGAAGATTGAGGTTGGGCAAAAGAAGGAAGCATATGAAAATGTGATCGGGAATATTGCCAAGAACCTAGACACATTGGAGAAGAAGAACTTTGATCCCGTTGCAAAGGGGATCATTGGCAAGACCAGACGAGCTGCTCGCAATATTGATGCACGCCTCATTAAAATGGAACAGCTGTTTGATTGGGCGGACAAGAATGATCCATTGGGGGATTTGAATCAATCAGTTTATCGCAAGCTATACGAAGGGGAGAATGCCAAGGCAGATATGATTGGGGAGTTGGCGAAGGATGTCAAGAATCTGCCCGTTGATCGCGCGTGGGGCAGGGCATTGGCAGATGTAGTTGATAATCAGATCCTGAAGGATGCTGATGGAAATGTGATGCGACTCACGAATGAGAACAAAATCGCCATTGCGTTGAACTCTGGCAACGCATCCAATCTATCGGTGTTGACTCGGGGAATGGGCTGGACTGAAGCAGAAGTAAGGGCATTTCTCGATAAGCACATGACCGAGATGGACATTAAGTTTGTCCAGGGTGTTTGGGATATGTTCGCCAAGTTAGCCCCGTTGGTTGAGGGATTAACTGAACGGCGAACGGGCGTCTCGGTGCCATTAGTTGAGAGAGTTCCATTGGAACTGACTAATGGCAAGGCGTCTGGTGGATACTATCCCCTTGTGAAAGATCCCCGTGCAGTTTTGTTGGGCCACGAGCGCACAACTGAAATGGCAGACAAGCCATACTTTGATCCACTGCCAATGGCCAGAGCCCTAAAGGCACGTACTGGTGTGGCCTATCCATTGGATCTGACCATCAATAGCATCCACAATCGAATTAACGAAACCGCCCATGCAGTCTTCTTGCAAGAAGCTGTTGCCAATGCCAACAAAGTCCTGAGCGATCCAATTGTGAAACAGGGCTTCGATAAAGCGTTCGGTCCTGAGTATGTGGAACAGTTCAAACCCTGGCTTCATGATATTGCCAACAACGGCGGTGCCCAATCTGATGTGATGGCTAATTGGGCCAGCCGCAATATGCGCGAGAATGTTGTGGCGATGTTGATGGGCTGGCGGGTTTCGACAGCGGCGATCCATGGAGGTAGTGCCGCTGCTGCATCAGCATATGAGATTGGGCCATTACAATTGATCAAGAACATGAAGGATCTGGGAATGGGCCAGTTCCTGCCAGATGCTGCGCGGAGGTTCTTTGCCAACGAAGAGCAAATGAAATCGTTGAGTGAGTGGGCATTGGTAAACTCGCCAGAGCTTCGCAATAGGCAGCGATCAATGCAACGCGATTTTGGCGCGCAGATGTCCAAGGTTGTTAGCCAGGGCTTCGTTGATGATGCTGCTAGGGTCCGGGCCCTTCACATCCAGTGGTCAATGGCAATGGTTGCATACATTGATCAATTGACGGCCACACCAGTCTTCATGTCCAAGTACAAAGAGGCCCGAGTGGATGGGCTCAGTCACGATGATGCAGTGTTTGTTGCTGACAAAGCCGTTCGCCAGGCCCACGGTTCGGCAAGTCTAGTGAATCGTGCCAACATCGGCCGGGGCGAAGTTAATCGATGGCTCACCGTGGCATACAATGGGTACTGGAATCACAACTATAATCGAACCAGAAGTGCAGTTAGGGATGTTACAGATACTGAACTCGATACCTCCGATCGCTTTATCAAAGGCGCGGCTGCTGCAACTGCATTGATTGTAGCACCAGCTATTGTGCATCAAGTCATACGTGGGAATCAAAATGAATCCTGGCAGGGTGCGGCGGCCGAGGCAACGGTTTCACAATTCGGCGGTCAGGTGCCAGTTGTCAATGCGCTCACATACAGTCTGCTGCATGGCCGAGACCCGTCCCTGAGTCCATTTGATGACTTCTTCAAGGGCGCGCTGGCGACAGCAGTTGATGCCAAGCGCATGATCAATGGCAAGAAGGCTGAGAAGGCCGTCAAGCACGCGATCGAAACTCCGGGTTGGCTGTTTGGGCTTGGTGCTACACAGCAACTTGGCACGGCTGTCCAATATGGATTCGATGTTGGCAAGCGCAAAGAGAACCCGAATGGTAGTGTCCTGAAGTGGGGACAAGGACTGCTCACTGGAACCTCTAAGGAAAAACGCAGATGACCGTCACCACCCAGGCATCCAAGATCATCTATCAGGGCAACGGGGCCACAACGGCATTTTCATTTACATTTGAAATACCAGAGGCGAGTGATGCGTTTGTCTATTTCACTGATACTGATGGAACGCAGACGCTGGTGAACTCAGCTACATACTCGATTGTTGGATTGGGGAATTCGGCGGGCGGAACACTGACGTATCCGTTGGTTGGATCGGCCATTGCAGTGGGGACCAAGCTCACAATCCAGAGGGTGATGCCGCTTACGCAGGAGGTAGACCTAGTTAATCAGGATGGGTTTTATCCAGAAGTTGTTGAGAGTGGATTGGACACGCTGGAGTTTCAGATCCAACAACTTCAGGAGCAATATTCCAGAGCCATTGTCTTCCCAGTTAGTGACATCAATTTTGATAATGACCTACCTACCCAGGCCCAACGAGCGGGCCTCATCTTTGGCTTCGACTCTGCTGGCAACCCAACCGCAGTCTCAACCCTGCCCACTAACATTGTCTCGGCCGCAATGATCCCAGTCGTTGAAGCCGCCACCATTGCCGATGCCCAAGTCCTGCTCGGCATTGGCGGCGATCTCACAGCCACTTCATTGCTCTTCACCGGAACGCCTTCGCTCGTTGTGGTTCCAACTGGCAATGACATCTACCTGACCAAATCCGAACTCTCAATCCAAGCCACAACCCAAACCGCCAGCGCGCGTGAGTGGCTCGTCAACATTGGCCTGACCTCAAACCTTGGAACTGGCACCGTCTATGATAAGGTTGGTCTCTACGTTGGTGTCGAAGCTCAGTCCGGTACGGCCGATGTTTGGAACATCAATACCGTAATGCAAATGGATGCATCGAGCGGCAGTTATAATGTCCAGTGTTATGAATTAGATTTAAATAACAACAATGCGAATCGAGGCGAAGGCTTGGGCGTAGCCGGATTGAGTGCTCCGGTTGCCAACGCCCTGACAATATCTGGAGCGGGTTCATTCAGATCAACATCGGCAATTTCAATTGAGGGGCCAGGTACGGCGATTTGGAATCGGGGCATTCTAATTGTATTGGATTCGGTGAAACAGGCCTCGTTCCAGGATCTGGGCAATGCAGACATTTCGATTGAAATCCAGGGCAACCATGCGGATTATGGAATTGATATGGCAGCGGCCACGTTTGGAGGAGCGGCGATCAGGGCACCGAATAATTCCACGATCAATTTTGCCAAAGCTGGCGGCGGTCCAGATCTCCAGGCTATTGGATCGGATGGGTCCAATAACATCTTCATCGCGCCATCAAATACTGCTGGGGTTTTTGTTGGCGAAGATGCCAATGTATTGGAGATTGGGCCTGGTGCGGCGAGCATATTGATTGGCTCGGGTGGTGGTGTTGCAGTTGAGATTGATTGGGTCACGACGCTGACGTTGGCCGCACCAGGATTCTCGCACACAAGCAAGGGACAGACTGGATTCTTCCCAGTCACAATTCCTGGGCATGGTGTTGTTAATATTCTAACGGGAGACTGAGCATGAAGATTAACTTTGATAGACTCTTGGTCACACTAGATGGTGAGCCCCTCACAGATGGTACTAAGCCCCTGACCTTGGGCCGTGCTTGTGCGACCGCGTTGGTTGGGCAACAGAATGGCGAGACCAATGTGGCGGATCATGTTCTCAGATTTAAACTGGGCCAGAAGATCCTGAGCGGTGAACATGATATGACCGTTGAGGAACTGGCATTGCTCAAAGAGCGGGTCTCGAAACAGTTCGGCGCACCAATTGTGGTGGGTCAAATTGCCATGATCCTGGAGGGCTCAGGATGATTCCACGAGTCAGCGATTTATCACATCACAATGAAGTCATAGACTTCAGGCAGACAGCTGCAGCAGGTATATGGGGGATTATACATAAGGCTTCTGAAGGTACATCGTTTGTTGATGAACGCTATGCAACCAGACGCAATGGGTGTCTATCAGCTGGAATGCTTTGGGGCGCATATCATTTTAATAATGGGTCTGATGTTGGGGCGCAGGTAGAACACTTTGTTAAGACGGCTGCGCCAGACAAGACCACGTTGATGGTGTTGGACTATGAGGATCATCCTCAGGGCAACAATATGTCCATACATCAGGCGGTCGAGTTTATGCATCAGCTTGAGCAAGCGATCGGGCGAGAAGCTGCTATCTATTCTGGGAATCGATTGAAGGAAACCATTGGGCAACTGGGTCAGGCCGATCATGACTATCTGACGAGCCGCCGGCTCTGGCTGGCCCAGTATGGTTCGAGTGCAGTTGTGCCAGCCGGCTTCCAATCGTATTGGTTGTGGCAATATACAGGTGATGGCATCGGTCCAGAACCCCATGAGATCCCTGGAATAAAGGGAACTGGCATTGATCTCAATGTAGTATATGGTGATACCACGCAATCACAATTGGTGGTTGAGTGGCCAGGAAAGGAGATTAGTTCGATGGTAGATGTTCCAGTGGTTCCAACAGTACCCGCACAAATCCAGGACCCGATCCCACAGATCATCATGTTCCTGGAGAGCATCAAAAAGTTCATGCCCTTCATTAGTGGTCTGCCATTCGTTCCACCAGCTGTGTCTGTTGGCGCGAACGCGGCCATTCCAATCATCGAGGAAGTCTTGCAACTGATTGAGTCCTTCAAGACCAAATCAGGTGTGGATCTCTTCCAGACCATTGGCCAACACATCCAAACAATTGGGTCTCAGGTCCAGACCGCAACCAAGGTTGTTGCCCAGGCACCATCTGCTGCACCCTCTGAGGGGATGCCCAATTCATGAACACATCAAGCATCAACACCGAACAAATCAAAAGCCTCGTTCGTTCATTGGTCTCAACATTCGGCGGTGTCATTGCTGGCTTCTTCGTTGGAAAGGGCTGGTTCACATCAGATCAAGTAATGAGTGTCATTACCAGTGAGACATTCATTGGCCTAGCTGCATCTGGGATTGTAGCTGGGTGGGGCTTTATCACGCACTCGGAGAAGAATGCGGTTGCGGTTGTCGCGGACATTGCGGCTAATCCAGCATCACCAGTCAAAGGTATCATCGTTGAACCAACCCCTGCGGGCCAGGCCTTGGCTATGGCCATCCCTGCACAAACCATTGTCCCTGCTGGCACGACCGCGGCCTCTGCCATGGCAAAGCCGGTGTGATGTGTCATGGCTACATCAGGTGCTCCTGGTTGGAGCAGCTATGTTCCAACTGGGATTCTACTGATCGCGATCATTGGCGGATTTTGGCAACTGGCGGATCCCAGGGCAGAACTAAAGGATATCAAAGCCAACTACCTATCCCTGCGCGAGCATGATGAATTCGTTCGACGTTTTACTGCTGACATTGCCAGGATCGAACGGGAGAATCGCGAACAGGATTCACAATTGGTAACCAAGGGTCAATTCGATTTGCATGATAAGAACGATGAAAAAACCTACCAACTGATGGTCAGTCGGCTGACTGCTATGCAGGCCCAGATCGATCTATTGATGAACCGCTCGTTGATACAACCGCCACCAAACGCAACCAGACCAAACTAGGGAGAACAGTCATGTCGATAGGATTTATTTTTTGGTTGATCATGCTACTCTGCATCCTCTCATGGATGGGTGTGAGATGGGGTATGGTCACGGGCCCGTTTATTTATATGAACGAGTTCCTGATCTTCATCCTGCTGTTCCTGTTGGGCTGGCACGATTTCGGGTTCATTATTCATCAATAGCTATTCGAGCCCGTGCTCGTTTCGGGGTCTTGGTCTATATGTATCTGAACTTGGATCATGGTCCAGGATATTGGACCTGATCGCGGTCTCTAGAACGCGTTGGATTTTATCACTGGGGACTTTGGTCTGGAGGAAGTTCCAGAGCCTAGCCGAATGAATATTATTCTTGTTGCTCTTGATCCATAGATTCCAAACAAACATATGCAATTCTTGGATGATCTGCGAATCTGAGCGTTGGACCATCTCTTTGAATATATCTGGCATTGTCTGCTCTGCCTGCACGAGCCAATTGAGCGCGCGATGAAAATCTACCAACGTGATGTAAAGAGGATGCCCGCCACTAGCAGCAGAAACAATACAGAGACGCATAAGGTGAAGAATCCGGCGGCTGTTATAAGATTCGAGCCTCGAATGCTCTGGCTGTGGGGGTTCGCCGCTATCGTGCCAAGCCTGGATCGAGTGCGCTGCATCAGGTTGCCAATCAGCTTTGCCAAACGCGATGAGTAGTTGTTTGAGACCATCCAAAAGAACCTCGAATTGATCGGGCGAAGCTGTTACCTTATCGAAGAGTCTGATGTTAAATTTTTCCCCAGAATAAACCATGATCATACGTGTCATGAATCCCATTCCCCAGGCCTCTTCAGGTAGGAGTGATGCTAGGTAAGCTGGCTGGGTTCCTGCGAGGATATTAATTTGAGGATTAATAGCATCAATCTTTCGATTTCCAGTTCGTCGGGATTCGCGGTAGTTGCTATCGTTATCGTAGATCGCGTTGAGGAAATTGAGGAACTCCAGGTCGTGTGCGGGAACGAGAACTCCAAACTCAGATGCGGCAATTTGAAGTGAATGGTATTCAATGAGCGTTCCATTTGGAGGAACAATACATCTCTTGGCCGCGTTGAGTTCATCGGCCAGACTAGCTTTGGTTACGGAGTGGCTGGCTACATGGAGATCCTTGGTCGCGTACCAGAGCGAGTTGACATGGCGGATCGCCTGACTCTTGCCGGTGCCGGGTTTGCCCACCAATAGTGTGTATAGGGTTGGATAGACCGGAGTCCCAGCACTCACGATATAGACACGTCGTTCGAGTGCGCCCGCAACGCATGTTATGGCGCTCCAGAGGCGGAAGATTTCGGGACTGGGGATTCCAGATGTGTAATCGAGAAAGTCATCGATCCAATCCTTATGAGCCAGCTGTAGCTTCGGGATGATCTTCTCGATAACGGCCATCAACCTGCCCTCCCCACTTCACCAGCCCCATTGGGTTACCATCGGCATAGAGCTTGCGCGCTGGGTCTGCGTTCGCCCAGTTGTAGCCAATCTTGCATTCGGAAGGGATGGTTATGGTGCGGTTGTTGGAGGTTATGGGTATGCGGGTAAGGGCAAGCACATTATTGAGGATGTCAGCTTCAGTTGATGGATTGTCTGGGTACTGGAACACGATCGCGTCATGCACTTGACCCAGGATCTGTACCCTACGCTCATGTTTCCAGACGCGCCAGAGGGCGCAGTTCAGAATATCTCCAACAACTGATTGGGGCTCGTAGGCGATGGCTTCGCGAAGGGTGGCATCGTCGCCGGGCCTGCCATAAAAGATGCGCTTGCGGCCAAGCAGGGTGGTCAGTGATTGATTGAGGAGTAACTCCCGCCTGACCCAATCTTGCCAATGTCTGATGCCTGGAAAGGCACCTCCAGGAGCGCCGATCGCCCCACAATAACTGGCCTGGAACTGAGCCATGACCCGCTCCTCGACCTTCAGATGCCGGGCCATAGTTCGTGGAGTACCGAAATAATTAGTGCCGTGCCCGCCACGCTTAGACATATCGCGATAAGAAAAGCCACGGTAGAAGGTCGCATCAGCAAGGGCTCGATCGGCTTTGGGTTCGCCGGTCCAGCCAAGTCCTGGCCAGACAAGCCTGGCTGTGGTTGTGTGGAGATCTCCCGTTTCACAAGCGTCGAGATAAGTCGCATCGGAACAGGTTCTCCAGATGAGTAACCCCACAACTCTAGATTCTGCTTGTTCAAGATCGAGATAGCAGAGCTTAAATCCCCTGTCAGATACGAACATCCTTCGTAGCTCATGGGTGATGTTCTGTAGGTTTGTCCCCGATCCGTCTGCACTAGAACTACTACTCCATCGGCCCGTTTCCGTACCTGCAATATTGTAACTCGTTCGCATTCGTCCATCATGGCTGATCTCCGTTTCAAAAACAGACAACTTCTTCGAGGTCTCCCGAATGGCCAGGATTGTATTGATGATTGGGCGGGCATAGAAGTAGTCATACAGCTTTTCGAGGGCTTCGCGATTGGTAGAGACAGTGCGGACGCCCTTGTCGCTCTTGTATTGGACTGGCAATCTCATTCGATCGTAGAAGAATTCTTTCATTTGTTTGGGGCTGTTCGCGTTCAGGTCTCGGTCCCAGAAGGCCTGACCGAATGCATTGAGGATGGCAATGAGGGTGGCTTTGCGCTTTGAGAGCAGGGCCTTTCCGTTGGCCCGCTCAACTGGATCAATGAGCCACCCACGCTCCATCAGTTCGAGGGCCGGCGCTTGCATTCCCCGCTCGAACTGATAAATGAGCGCGTTCGAGGGATCAATCTTCTGCCGCAATTGCCTTTCGAGTGTTTCAAATATCTCAAACGTGAGACAACAATCGAGCCCATTGTAAACCTGATGCTGCGTATGGGCATCCAGATTCGGTGAGAGGGTTGAGGTTTGGATCCTGCTCATCCCCATTGCTCCGCAATGGCATTGGCAATTCCCTTGAAAGTGAGTGATCTCTTGAAGGACCGAAGTGGTCCGGGCCCCATCCGGAATATTGCCTGTTCTGGGTACTTGTTATGATGCGTGGGAACCAGCCTTGGCAAACCCTTCAACCACAAGCAGGTTGATTTGCTCTCAGGTTCCCCGAACATCCACGGGTGAATGATCTGGGTAGGCCCTCTTCCAACCAACTGCCTCCCATGCCCGTGCATGATCGGGTTTTCTAGTGCAATCCTTTCTATCGGTGCATTCAACAAAGTTGCAAAGAATCCCGCTGCATTTTTCATGGCCTCCCAACGAATCGGGTTCCTTTTGTATCCGGTCTCGTATAGCCACCTGACCCCACTGTTACACAAGAATGTACACTCCGGATGAGCTATCATCATATCCCACCTGCTGCCGATGACATTCCTGCAATCATCTTTTATGTGAAACTCGGGGAATTGCTGGCACTCTGCATAGGGCTTTGGAATGTCCTCTAGGCCCAGGATGTCGCAGGACCAGGCATTGTGGCCCTTGCGCCTGAATGCGTCCCGAACGCGCCCGGATATTTCACACGCGATCAGGATGTTCATTCATCATCACTCTTCAAATGATCGCTACTTCGATTGCGCATGATCTTCCAGGCTGGCTCATTCGTATAAATCGAGCCCAAAAATCCAAGCCCCTTCAAAAGCTCCGGGTGCATTGCATGATGTAACAACATAGTATCGTGGAGTGAATTGGTAATGGATAATCCGACCCTTCGAATGTACTGCAAATCGTATAGTCCGTTCTGAAATATCTTCGGGGTTGGTAATGCTAACAATCTCTGGACCCATCGCCATGCCTCAATCTCTTCGATTGCGGAGCGCCAGAAACTCTTATCGCCCATTCGATGATCGACAAATGGTATGACAAGAGCAAGCGAGCGCGAAATTCCAAAGCCGATGCATGTAATTTGTTTTCGAGATGTTTCAATATCAACAGCAATTGCTTTTGAGTTTTTGGCTTGAGCGTAGAAGGCGGCAATAGTTTCAAAGTTCGGGTTGATGATGATTTCGCGCGCCGGGCGATTGATCTGGGCATGTTCGGACTCCAGTTTGGCTTTGATCAGATCAGCGATGACCACTGGCCGCAGATCCCACTGCCGAAAGATTGCGGCGGGATGATACGTAGGGAGTATTTTCCCATACGGACTGGCAACAACGGTGCCTCTTATTTTCGAGATGTTGGTCTGCCTGAGGACCGCCCAGCACGCCGTGTTGCCGAGCGCGACAATGAGATTGGGCTTAACAGCTGCCAACTCAGCGTATAGGCGTACGAGTTCGGGACGAAACTCAGTTCTAAGATAACGTCCCGGCTGCAGCGCGGGCATTTCAGTAATGATTTGGTCTTGCCCTCGTGATCCAAGAAAATTCTCCAATCGATTATTCGGTGGTCGGGTCCAAAAAACATTGGTTTGATAGCATTGATTCTTGTTAATGTCTGCGATCTTGCAAAGTTCCCCCAGGAGTTGTCCAGAGGCGCCAACGAATGGAATGCCCGCAATTTCTTCGGACTCGCCTGGGGCTTCGCCCAACAGAACGATCTTGGCATCCTTAGGACCATACGCAGTTATGCAGGGTTTATACAGAGTCATGTGTCTAGCAATTCCAATGTAATATCCCGGAGGATCTCAGCTGCATCGCTGGCTGCAACTGCCAAATTGGATTTGGAAATGATATAGCTGCTGAGGGTTTTGACGTTGTTGCCAGTGGCGTCCAGTTCAAAGACCGCGACTCGGATTTCGCCATCGTTTCGGGTTAGAATGATGCGACCAAGCTTGGGAATATTGAATGGGATTTGGGCTGTTGGCATTGTTTTCATTTGGAACTCCAGTCAGCAGGAGCGGATCGGGGACTTGGATGACCCGCTCCTGCCTTTCATCAGGGACGCAAGACTTGGCCCTGATTAAGTTCGAGGCGTTCCATCTGGAAGCCTTGTGATTGCAACATTAGCCCACATGGCATTAGAGCGATGGGCTCGAATAATAAAGGTTTTGTCAGGACCGTCTGGAAGTTCCTTTTCAAGAACCTCATTGTATTCCTTCGCGGCCTGTCTAACCTTAGTCATCTGGGCCAATTGATCATCAGTGGGCTTTAGATATTCAAATGTGGATGGATGCATTTGATCAACCCGCTGTCACGTGCTCCACGCGATTGAAAAACTGACTGCCATCCTCAGAGGCTTTCATTGAGACAGTTAAGAGCACTGGCAGACCGCGAGTCTCTGGGATGGCCTCATTCATCGACCGCCCCTTCGTCGGAATCTGCAGCACCTCAATGAACTCCTTGAGGCGAAAGATCGAGTCCTGGGTCAGATAGAACTGGGTATTGGGTTTCCATTTGGACAAATCAATGGGGGTTCCATCGGTGTCCTTCAGTTGTTCGGGATCAATATCATCTCCTGGCTGAACCCCTGTGAACTGAAATTCAACGAACGGAGTTCCTTTCTTTGCCGATCTGCCGAACTTATGCTCTGCAATCGTTGCATGATACGTGCCTGCTGGCTTAACCGGTGGCCGCTTGATCTGATCCATAGGCTGCGACAACAGATTTGAAAAGTCCACTTGTGCCATTGCTAACTCCTGTGATGTTTGCTGTATTAGATTGAGTCTGAGTTGTCTCTTGGTTGTGTGATATTTGCGAAGCGTATATGATACTGTGTGCGGGTTTACTCCTATCTGTTTGTGGATGAGTTTGGCACTCAAACCGAGTGCGGTGAGTTGGAGAATGGATTGTTCGGTTTCAATTCGGAGTGGGGTTGACATTCGAAGAGCCTCTCACACTGGTGAAATACTCTGCTAGTCCGGTTTCGATTCCGTACTTGGGCTTCACCATTGCTGGCGAACTATTCTTGAGACCTATGTTCTCATGCGGGACAGTGCGTATAATGCGTCTAGTACCTGCGCCTGATCCCTCAATGTCAACGAGGAGAACTGAGTTGAAATATCGGCCAATAACTGGCGACAGAGCTTTGCCCGCTCCTGTTTCGGCGAATCCCTTACGAGAGCCCTCCTCTTCGACCGTGATGGGCCGCCCTTTCGAATCAACCTCCTGGTGCGTCTTGGCGACTTCTCGAACATGGGATATGCAGATGACATTGGCTTTCACCATATCTGAATAGAGGGATGCGCAGAGCTTCTCTAATAATTGCTGGGCCGCAAAATAATCGCTCCAACCAGGAATATCCCCGACACGACCATTGAGGTTAAGAATAAATCGAAGAGCAGCCTTTCCAGCAAAAGTAAGAGAGTCGATGACCAGGATGTCCTGGGTGGTCCAGGTTTCGATTTTTCCAATTCCATCGGGCCAATCTCCCAATATTTTAATGGCTCTTGTCCAGGCAGTGGCGGTTGGGACAATATTGATGCCTGAGATCCGCGATCCATCTGTGCAGGTTTGGAAGTTAACTTTTTCCAACAACTCGGGTTTGTTTTTGGCCTTGAGCACGTTGGCTAGGATATCCAGTCCATTGTCGAAGTCCAAGATCCTAAGATTGTATCCGGCCTCGACCAATGAGGCCAATGCGCCGGACTTGCCCACGCCAGAATCACCAAGCAAGAGCATCTTCGTTGTAACATTTGAACTGTGATCCTTTAGTGAAGGCATTTACTAATATCCTTGCGTGCCAGTTGCTCATTGATCCAATCTCGAAGGCCAAGAATTTCTTCGACTGAAATTGATCCGATAAAGTGTGTGTCTTTGCCAATTATAATATTCATGATCTCGCGTTCAATAACAAACGCGATTCCCCATTTTTCAGTACTATCGCTAGTACCAAGTAGATAATCGTTTCCATCCCTTGGCATTAGATATCCCCGCGCGCGATGAGCGGGTCCCAGATGCGTTTTGTGAACTGGGTTTCATCATTCAAGAACTGGTCTCGGACTTCGGGCGATCGAGAGCAGATGGATCGAAACTTGCATCCTCCATAGTTGAAACACGCCGTGACGTTCTGGGGCCAATAGTTATCATCAGCGTACTGCTCGGCGAGTCCAAGGTAATGTTGTATGTCTTTAATAAATTCATCAAGCTGTGATTGAGTTCGCGATATTGGCTGTCGCTGAAATCGCGACGAATTAACAAGGACTTGGGCGGCATCAAGTATGACTCCTTGAACGGGGGTTGAGCCGATGATCTTACCAGCCAAAGTATACCAGCTCATCTGATTGTCTGGGCTATACTGCTGAAAATACCTCTCATTGAGTTCATGTTTGGTGGTTTTGCGATCGACTACCCAAACCCCACCACCTATTTCCCCGAGTCGGTCGAGGTGGCCACATGCAATAGCTGTATCGCCAGTGCCAAAAACAAAAGGAAATTCGTACCGAAAAGAAAGTTCAACAGCTGGTCTGCCGTTAGCCAGCTGAATTGTGCGAATAGGATCATCTGCAAAATGATCGAGATACCAGACAATAGTACGGACAAGTGTGAAACGGTTTTTGTATTGGTCGCCACTGTTCCAGGGTCTTTGCGACTTTGAATCCCAGGTCTTCGTAAGCGTACTGAGAACTGCGGCCCGTGTCGCTCGATCGTGTTCCAGTCCTTTGGATCGTTCATGATCATAGGTCTCCAGGGCTTCGTGGTAGAGTATGCCGAACGTGAGATGATATGAGCGTTGTTTTGGTTCATAGCCTCGAACGATACTGTATTCGTATTTCCTCGGACATTCCTTGAGCGCGGTCAGGGATGTGGAATCGAAGGCGAATTGTAGAGTGGGGAGGATTTTGGAAAATGCGGTGTTGGTGATCATAGAATTTCGTCCATGTTGAGATCATCGAGACTCAAGTTTGGACTGGCCTTCTTGCCATTGGGTTTGGACTTGGCAACCTTTTGTTCCTGGCCCCATCGAGCGCGCTCAGCACGGAAGGCATTCACAATCTGAATGCACCTAGGATCATCTGGGCCCGACCAAATGCTGGGGTCCTGATTGAATAACTCTTCGAGACTATTCGGTTGGACCTGATTGAGTGGGGATTCTGGTTCTGACATTTGTATTGGTTTCCATTTGTTTGATTGCGCGATGGAGGAGGTCTCGGATAAATTCTGTGGGTGGGATACGCCTGCCAAGCAACAGCTTCAACTTGTCCCAATCGCCTCGATAGAACAACATTTCCCGGCGCTCTAATTCGATCCTGGCGCGCCTGTTCACAATTGTTCGTCCCGCATCTGATCATACTCTGCGTCTGGATCGCGCCACTGCCGGCCACATTCTCCAGTACATCTCTCTGGCTGCCAGCCCTTGTGATTGGGGCCTGCGCCACAGAACTCACAGCAATCATCGATGGGGTTGTGGGCTTTCCAAGAATCATAGGTCATCTTTTGGCTCCGCCTTCACGATCCAGAGTTCTTCATTCGGACACAAGGGACTGACTCTGATTTGGAGCCCCGCCAATGATGGTTCGCCAGACTTGGATCGGGCCCTGTACAATGCCTGCTTCACGCGCTCTGGATCATCAACTGCGATGACAATCCCGAACTCTGATGCCAGGGCCTCGTACATGAGTTCTAACCAATTTGGTTCACTGTTCATTGGCGGGGACATTTTGGCAGGGTAGGAAAATGGAGATAAACCTACCGGGCCAAAACTACTCTGCGGCCTGTGCGGTTGGGGCGGCATCGAGCGCGATCAACCGAGAGGCCTCAACTCGACGCTGGGCCTCAGCTTTGATTGCTGGGTATTGGCCAATCGCTTGCGCGATCAGTTCATTACGTTTGGTTTTATCAACTGTGTTGACTCTAATGCCTCTGGCTCTGAGCTGTTCACTGATCTTTTCCCAGGCCACCTTGGCTGCCATCTTCTCGACTGGATCGGCCGCTGGCTTGGCCACCTTCGGTTGGGCCGGCGCTCGGACCATTCCAAATTGATACTTGGCTGCATAATCGGCAAACTCTTTATCAAGCGCGGGCTTGTCGAGGACCGTTGTTGCCACATCTGCATTATCGGCCAAATTGTTGGCCTTCTTATGTGCCTTGAGCTTTGATCTGATCTTGGCTGCAAAATTGTTCCTCAGATTGGCTGCCAAATCCTGATTCAACTGCTCTGCTTCGCCCTCAGTCAAAATCTGTCCCACTTTGAATGGCTGCGGGGCACT